AAAAGTCCAAGAAGCGCAAGATGTTGAAGAACAGTTTGCCGCTTGGTACGACAAGGGAATCATTGAACCGCCAGATCCGGGACTCGTTTCCCTAATCATCGGCGCATCCCAGTCAAACATCGTACCGCAGTGCATCGATGCAATCGCTCGCAATCAAGGCGGGTTTGGAATCGACATCGAGCCAACGTTTGACGATCCCGATACACCACCAGATGGGTCTGAAGACCAGAGGGAAATCCTCGAGAAGTTCGTTGCAACATCGTGCAGTCCGAGTACGTTCGAAAGCATCAGGGCGATGAGAGATCGGGACCGCGAAGAACAAGGAAACGGGTATTTGGAGTTCAGAACCACCGTGGGCGGCGAACTTGCCGCAATGAACCACGTTCCCGGCTTCACCATGCGAATGGCTGGACTGTCTGAGCCGATGGTGGTGGAAAAAGACTGGATGAACCCGAGAAACGGCAAAGTCCACAAACTCTCCAGAATCCATCGGTTCAGGAAGTACGTCCAAGTTCCCGGCAACGTATACCCCGGAACAAAAGGCAAGTTCATTTTCTTCAAGGAGTTTGGAGATCCACGCTACTTGGACAAAACAACAGGAGAGTGGTCCGAAAACCCAATCCCGATTGAGAGCCAAGCAACCGAAGTCCACCATTCAAAGCGCTACTGCTCCTTTTCAATCTACGGATTCCCCGCTTGGGCATACATGGCACCTGAAGTCTCTTCGTTGAGGGAGTTCAGTGAACTGGTGTGGTACTGGTTCCGACAAGGTTGCATCGGGACGAAGTTGATTACGACTTCCAATGGATACATCACGTCGAGGTCGAGGAAGAAACTCCAAGACGCACTGAACAATACGCGAGGGCTGCAGCAATCATTCGGAGTATTGTTTGCTGAAGCAGTCGCAGCCAACCCAGAAGACCCTTGGGAAGACGACACGAGTGCTGGTAAGCGCCGTGGTAACGTTGTCCACGTCGATGATCTCCAAAGCGAACTCACTCACCGGTTGGTTTTGGATTACCAAAAAGCAATGCGACCAGTTGTTCGTTCCGCGTATCGGTTGCCGCCGACATACACTGGCGAAGCGCAGGAATACACCCGAGCGAGTGTCATTACGAGTCAAACGGTTGCTGAAGAGCAGGTGTTTTCGCCACTTCGCCGGGAAGACGATGCGTTTTTCAATGGCGAAATATTGTCTCGCCTTGGGGTGTGGCACTGGAAGATCAAGTCCCGTGGCCCACTTACGACAAACGATGTCGATGTGGCTATGGCAATGGCACCTTACACGCCGCTGTTGACCTTCCGCGCAGTGTCTCAAGCGGTGAAGGAACTTTCTGGAATTGAAATGCAGGTCCCAAATGAGCCGTGGACCAACTTGCCGCTGGAAGTTCTCAGGTCGAGATTGCGCTCAGGCGTTGAAGTGAACAAGCCGGTATCGGAAGGAGACATGATCTCGGATGAGGTCGTTGAAAAGTCCGCTTTGCGAGGTGATCGCGTCTATCAACGCGCCGTTTCAATGATGCAAGGACAGCCGACATATGATAAGTCGGTCGATACGGAGCAGGGCGAGGAGATTTATCAGCACGTTCGTTCTTTGTTGGGACTCGACGACTGATTCACGGTTTGCCCCCCACTCGCAGCAACGCAAAGCACGGACGAGGTAATTTGTTCCATGAGCATATCCGACCCACAAACACAGAGCCCAATTTCCAAACAAACGCTTTCAACATGGTCTGCAATCGCAATTGCCGGTTTTACCGCATTTAGCGCTTACATGGGCCAGAAAGATACGCAACATTTCGCCATGTCCTTTGAAGGCGGTCATTACGAAGCCATTGTGGATCTACGCAGCAAAGTGGATTTTCTTTTTACCAAGGTGGTTGCGTGTGAAGAAGCCGTTCGTCCACCCGGACCAGCACAGGAGTCCCCACCAGACCCAGATGCGGGGTCCACGTCCACCGTTGATGCTTCGACATCCCCGGATGCCAAAAGCGATCCCGTAAAACCGGTTCCAGAGGAAACATCACTTATTCCAGTTCAGCAAGTTGTCCCATTCGACTTGGACGACCTTGGCAGGCCAAAGTGGAAACCAGTCAAACGGAAATAAATCCACCAAGAGGATCGTTTAGGGAATACGAACACTGGTTTTGGTCTGATGCCAAAGTGATGGCGTTTTCTCTGATTTCCAAAACGGATGAAGACCCAACTCAAGCGGCTGGAGAGTCTCTTTATGAAGAGATGTGGTCGCTGTACAAGGCGTTTCTCGCTGCGGGCATAGCGACAGCAATTGCATACGCAAAGCGTCGTGGTTTGCACAAAACACTCCCAGAGGAGTTTGCGGCGATTGTTTCGTTGTCTTTCAAGGAGTTCCCAGAACAGCTTGTGGACCCAATGAAGCAAGCTCTTGGGATCGCAAACGCTGCAGGTCGCGCAACTGTTCCTGTCGCGGAGATCACGACTTCATTCAACATGGTTGACGCAAGGGCTGTTGATGCTCTTTCGCGTGGCATTCCGCTATGGGTAAGCGAAAAAATAAAACGAATGCGCCCCGAGATAGCTGATTTGGTCCGCAGGGAAGTTTTGGAGAAAGGTGTTCATCCAAGAGACTTGGTTCCGGCACTGAAAGACGCTCTCAATTTGAAACAAAAGCGTGACGATCTCTATTTCAGGTTTTTGGCTCACAACGCAGCAGCTTCAGCGCGGAATCTTGGGGTCATCCGGTCGATGGTCATGGTTGGCATTGAAACTTACATCATCTACACGCAACTCGATGAACGGGTTTGCCCGATTTGCGCTCCAATGCACGGTCAGGTGTTTCGAGTGGAGCACGCCAAGACTCTTTTGCGTGCCATTGACATGGCGTCTAACCCAGAAGTGCTTGCAGATGTATGGCCTTGGCATACTCGAACTTCCCCAAATCGCGAGTCCCCGGAAGACATTGTTAGTTTTGGTGGTCACGTCCCCCCATTCCACTTTGGATGCCGATGCTACATTTACGCTCAGCAATGAAATGTTTTGGTTCGCATACCGTATCGATACGGACTGCGCGTGGGTCAGGACAGTACAGAACAGTACAGCACATTCAACAATGTTGACCGCAGGCCCGATTGCGCGGTAGTGTACGGTAGTCTTATGGTAGCGCTAGTCTTTGTTGACGGGAGAGCTTCAACGCTATACGGTGCGTCACATGAGCATTGCTGATTATGTCGTCTCGGATGCCAGAGATGGTAAAAAACAATCTGAAGTTACTGTAACGCTCCGTCTGAAAACGTCGGATGCAAAGCTGAAGCAGTACACTTATGAAGTGTACACGCCGTTTGACCCAAATGATCCGGCACTCGATCAGATCGACAATCATGGGGAGTTCATGCTCCCATCTCATTTGACCAAACTTGCTCATGACTTCATTTCAAACTGCCGCGTGGTGAAGATCGATCACCAAGGCGAAGATCAGTTTGTTGATGTGGTTGAAAGTTGGATCAATGATGATAGAGTTCAGTCGCCCAATTTTTACCCGAACGCATGGGTGATCACGTTGAGCGCCGCTAGGGCACCGGACATTGCTGAAAAGATTGAAAACGGGGAACTTCCCGCCGTTTCCTTCAGCGCACTTGTCCATGAGCAAGAAGTTCGAATTCCTAGTGCAGAAATCCCAGATGACCCGTATGGTGGTAAGTACGACCATACACTGGCAGCCGTCTAAGATGTCCAAAACGAGAAGTCAGAAAAGAACGGAATTCTCAGATGAGGATGGATTTCTCCGTCTTAAGCAACTCATTCCAATCATGGATGGGTCTGCTTTGGAACTTTCCTTGGTTGCGAACGGGGCGAACAATCGAGTTCTTGCCGTTGCGAAGAGGGATACCCCATCGGAAAGGTATCTCGCGACTGAAGTTAACAAAGCCAAGACCCCTCCCGAAGTTCAGGAAAAAATACGACTTCTCATCTCTGAGGGTCGATCTCCAGAACAAGCCACAGCTATTGCGTGGGATATGCACCGAGAGGGGAAACTTTCGACAAAAGCGGTGCTTGATGCCGTAGAGGATGACGGGCATATGTCTGACGATGCTTCCACTGAAGAAAAAGGTTGGCACGAGTACGGAAAGAAGAAGAAGCCACGCGAAGAAGAAGACGTGGCTGAAAAAGGCGCAACCACGGAAGATTCGTTTGTTCCTTCTGAAGTTGACGACCCAGTCGGTGCTGGAACGGAACTCACCATTCCAATTCCTGTTGACAACCCTTCATGGTCAATGTCATTCAGGGGCAAGGTGAAGAACTTCATGAGTTCTTTGTTTTCGGGTTTTGAATCTGAGGCAAAAGAAAACATGATTCCTTTCGAGGAACTCTCTCAAGTTGAAGAAATCTATAAATCATTCGACAATGGATCTTCTTTACTTTGGGAAGTTACTCTCAATGTGCTTGCTTCCGATAATTATTCTCCAGAGAGTCGCTCCGTTTTCGTTTCGAAGGCGTGCGATGCTTTCAAGGATGATCTTTTGAGCAAGGTGGACTTCAGCGGACTATCTTCGGGCGCAGCCATTGCCATGTCTAAGGCAGTGAGCAAAGCCAGAGAGTTTGGTGGTCCTGATACTGTCATCAACGTTTTGAAAAATTCTGTTGAGGAGGACGCGATGAACAAGGACGAGCTTACCGCCGCCATCTCGGAAGCAGTTAAGAGCCAAATGGAACCCATCCAGAATGAGCTTGCGGCTGTTAAAGAAGAACTGTCTGCGGTGAAGAAAGCGTATGGGTTGCCTGACAATGCTCTCAGTGATCAGTTTGGTCATTTGATGGGAACTGCGGACGGCGCTGACCCAGAAAGCAAGATTTCCGGTGCCACTGCGGCGCAAGCAGTCAAGACCGATTTTGTTTCCAAGACCGATCTTGAAGCTGCAATGTCTCGGTTGGAAGGGATTGTGCTCGGCTCCAGTAGCCGAGAACCTGAAATTACCAACAAGACCCACAATGAGTTGACTTTGGCCGCTCTTGAAGGCGGGCCTTTCAACTTCCAAGGCTAAAGGCCTTTTAGGAGAAGACAATGCCCACGAATGGAGATATTTTGCGGGAAACCAATCAGGTGATGAGCCAGATTGGAATTGCCCAGAAGGCCGATGGCGTAAACGAGACATCAGCGCTCACAGCCGGTCAGTTTTCAAATCGCGCACAGGTTGAGCGGCTTGTTGACTTGACGGTGAATCTTGGTGGTTGGACCAGCGATCTTACCCGATTCGTTCGGTCTCAGCGTGCTGGTCAGATTCCTCGAGCAACAATCACCGAGCCGGTGACTGAAGCAACGTCGGAAAACGTCCTTGCCGCCAATGATTACCAGCGCATTGAGCCGGATTTCCTCAGCTACAACTGCCAGAAGCTCCATGTGAAGTGGGCCGTTACGCTTGAAGAGATCCGCGAAGCCGCAGCGTCGGGAACCCCGATGATTGGAAACGCAATTCAGCAGATGATGGCAAAAGCCATGATCAATGATCTTGCGCGTCTTTTCGTCATGGGAGACAACACGCTCGGCTCATCCACAAAAGAAAACCGCCTTCTGAAACGTTGGGACGGTGCTTTCAAGCAGGCAAAGACAAGCGCAAACGTTCGCTACCCGACCACTGCGACGGGCAAAGCGTTCGATGGTGCCATGTTCGATGCCATGTATGACACCCTTCCCGACAAGTACAAGCATGACGATGGCTTGAACTGGTGGATGGCATCGCGGCTTGATCAGAGTTGGCGTCAGTCTTTGACGACACTCAACCAAGCTCCTGCCAGCCAAGTTCCAAGCAATCTTCGCGACTCCGTGATTCAATCCCGAACCGGCCCGCCTCCGCTCGGAATTCCTCTCACGGTTCTCCCGCAGATCCCGACCAATGACAAAGGAACGACCTTAGCCATTGCACCCACATCGGTAGCCGATGATGGTGACGGGACCTGCACTGTTGTTCTGACAACCTTGCTGTCCGGCTCGGACTTTTCGGGTCGCCGGGTCAAGGTGACGAACCTCACGACCGGTCAGTCCGAAACGCTAGTTGTGTCATATCCTGCCACTGTGAACACCATTTACACGGCAGGAAGTCTGGGCCAGTCGACCATTTCGACTGTGGCTGCCGACTACACCATTGAGCTTGCGGACATGACGTTCAGTATGCTTCTGAATCCCAAGAATATGTTCCTCGTATTCTGCGATCAGATTCGGTCGTACCGGGACTGGAACCAAGAGCTTGAGCGATGGGAAATCGACGTTCACTATGAAGTGGACTGGGGTTGCTTCAACTGGGATGCAGTTGTCATCCAGCATGGAGTTCTCCCGTCGTCAATGCTCTGGGAGTAAGGAGTAGCCAATGGCTTCGCAACGCCTTTGCATTTATGAGTGTTTGGCCGCATCCAACATGGGAGCGGTCCGTGGCGAAACTCGTACCGTTGCAGAAGGTGGTGACGGTCAAAGGGACTTGGAGGCAAATCCAGCTTGGCAATTGGTCCGTGCAGTCGATCAGAATGATTATGACGTTGCACGGAACCAAGCCATGTTGGAGGTCGAGATTCTTCGCGGGGAAATCTCTCGCAACGACAACGACAGCGCCAAAAAGACAATTGGGCGACTCAGTGACTACCTCACCGAGAAGTCCTCAAGTGCCGCAGCATCCAAGAGGGCAAAGAAAGAAGCTGAAGCAGCAACAAAGAAAAATGATGCTGAAAAAGCCTCTGAAGCCGCCGAAACGCCAGAATATGAGCTTCCGTCTCTGTCTCAAGTCGATGGCTTGAGAAAAACTGAACTCATAAGAGCACTTAGCAACTTGGGCGTTGCGGAGCCAGATGCAGCTACTCGTACCGTGAAAGAACTAAAGCGCGATCTCAAGGAAGCGCTGAACGACCAGTAACTCTGGTTTTGGAGAATCGTCATGCTGACACACAAGTTGAAGACAATTAGTCACTCCGACGCAGATGTGGGCGCTCGGTTTCAGGTATATGGGTTCCACATCACTGACGGCACTACACCAAGCACCCAAGCCACCGGAGCGGGAAACCTCGCGGTTCGCGCAAACGTTGGTGAAGGGTACGTTGTGATCGATGGGCACTACCGTGAGCAGTTCCAGCCAATCATCGACAATAACATTGCCGCAGCATACGCTGCCGGTCTTGTTGCGGGTGGTGCTCGATATTTGAGCATTGCTGTGGTTGCGTGGCTGAACCGGCTTACCGGGACAATCAACATCGGCACGTTCAAGGGCTCGCCTTCTACGACGGTTTTGGGTGGCATGGCATCGATGGCAACCATCTTGGGAGTGATTGGAACAGACAATCCGGCCATTGTCCTTGGTGACATCAACATGGATCGAACCGGAGACACGACCGTGACTCAAAGCGTGACTTACACTCGCCGGATTGGTTCTTTGTGGGACGGCATTGTCTACAACGCCACTCCGTTTGCGGATACGAGCTTCACGGAAATGAACTAGTCTCCGCTATGACCTTGGAGGCTGGCTGTGGCGAGGAACTATGTAGGGGAGTATTTTGATAACCACGGCGCGCTTAGAGCGTTGTGTGGATTCTCTGCTTCGTCGCCAACGGATGACGATCTGACGACTGCGACTGCGCGGGCCGTTCAAATCGCTGAAAAAGCGATGGGCGGTCAGCGTGGTTTCGCTGAAACCAAAACATTGATTGTGTTTGGAAGCGGCGTTCGCGACCTGTACGTTCCGTATCCGTTGTATTCGATCACTAGCATTGCTGAAGAGAACAAGTCTGGCTTGCTTACTGCAGGCGCCACGACTGGCTACACGCTTCTTTCCACCACCGTCATGGCAGATGGTGGCTGGGATGAGTTTCGCGTGTATCCGAGGATTGAAAAATACGACAGGACCAGTAAATGGAGCAACCATTTGCGGTATACCATTATTGGTTCATGGGGTATGGTCACCGAAGACGGAACGACGCCTGAAGACATGAAACTGGCACTCGCCCGCCTCGTGGTTTTGAATAGCCATGTGGCTGGGGATGAAGAGGCGATCTTTCGGCGTAAACTTGGTAATATCGTCACCCACAGGGTTGGCGGTAGAACGGTCAGATTCAGGGGCTCATCGGTTGGCAAGTCGAATTTGATTGCCGAGCGTTGGGTATGGGAAACGCTGATGTCTTACCGCGTCGATCACATCAGCAGCTCTTCGAAGAGGATTGAAGACGTTCAGGCTTCTAGGCAGGAGCAAAGGAAAGGAATTTAGTCATGGCAGCAACTAAGAAGCGCGTTCACTTGAATCAGAGCCGAGAGGTTCTTTTTAGTTTCAACTCCACCGGGAGAACAGTCCGACTGGCTTCAACGGAAGTTCTTGACGAATGCGAACTCGAGGAGTTGGATGATGCGTGGGTTGAAGCCATTGAAGACGTAGACCCGCCTGCACCCAAAGAGACAGAGAAGAAAGCATCTTCCAAAAAGAAGAGGCGAGCAAAGAAGAAAGACGGAACGTATGTCGCAGATGATCCCGCGACACCCGATGTGAACGAAGCGTGGGAAGACGGGAAAGGTCCAAACGCAAAGGACAAAGGTAAGTAATGGCTCGCTACGGAAGAAATGCAAATCGTACGACTAGGTCGGTCACCGGAACCAATAATGTTGCTGAGACTGGGGCAACGGTAACGCTGACACGAGAGCTCTCAACCGCAACAGGCAAACCTGTCTTTGACAATTGCGCGTTGTACTACCAAAACGTCGGCACCACTGATGACTCGGTTTATGCCGTTGTGGATGGAACATCGTTCACTGTGGCCGCAGGCACGGCAATCAAAGGCGTTGTGACTTCAGTTGGCCCACATCCAGATTCGTACATTGTTGAAGCAACCATCGCTTCTAGTGATTCAATCACTTGCACCCTTTTGGAGTGGTAAACATGGATTCGGCCAAAAATGCTCTCAAGAGCAAAACGATTCTAAGCGGCATAGCAACGATTGTGGTGGCTGCCCTGATGATTGCCCAAGAAAACGGCTGGCTAGCGCTTCCAGAGGCCGTTGCGGGCTTGTTGGAGTATGTTCTCGTTGCCACCGGAGCCGGCGCTTGCTACGGCAGGGTCAAAGCAAACACGGTGATCGGAAAGCCCACCGGGGCAGATGGTTGATAAATGACGCCCGAAGAGTACAACAAAGGAAAGCTCGAGTCGGGCGACATAGGACCTGAACACATTTCAATCTTGTCTGCATTCTGGCAACAGAACCACGATTTGGAAGCGGACGGAATGTGTGGAGCGAAGACCATCACGTCTTTGCTGGAATCACTCCCGAAATCAGAATCTACAATTGGCGCACTCGCTCTTGAAATCGCAATTGGCGAAATTGGGAACGGGGAAGTTGGCGGCAACAACAGTGGTCCCCACATTGCCAAGTACAAAGGCATAAAAGACGACGGTGACGACGACGACGATGGCGCTTGGTGCGCCAGTTTTGTTTCGTGGTGCTGTCTTGAAGCCGCCAAACGTCTGGAGATTGATCTCCCGTTCAAGACGAGTCATGGCGCAAAGAGGCTTTTGAGGAATGTGATAAAAAGTGGGGGTGGAAGGATTTCAGATCCAAAGCCCGGGGACATCGTGTGTTGGGACAGGGGAAGGCCGGGGTCATGGCAAGGCCACATTGGTTTTGTTGAAAACTTGAAAAACGGAATTTTGTATACCGTTGAAGGCAACGTCGGACGATTCCCTTCAAGAGTCAGAAAGTTTCAGCACGATTTTGATCGGGAAACGCGCTTGGAAGGTTTTGCGAGATTGTAAGTTACAGGTAGTAAGATGCATCAATGGGTCAAACAAAACGCTCCGACCATCGTGGGATGGCTTTTTGCCGGTGGTATGGCTGTGTGGGCTATTTCCGCTTGGCTTTCTGAAATCGAAATGGGTCAAAAGATTATCCACAAGGATGTGAATGGAGTTGTGACTGGTTTGGAAATGACAAAAAGCCAAGTTGCGAAAAATACTGGAGACATCAGGTCTCTAAAAGAGCGTCAGGTCGATATTGTCGTCAATCAGGAGCAAGTATCCGAAAACTTGACTGAGTTGGATCGGTTGACCGTAGAGCTCAGAACAATCGTCAAAGAGATCAAAAGATGAAACTTTTCAGCGTAATTGTGTTTTTGATTTTTGCATCTGGGTGTGCCGCGACGTGGCCCGCCGCTTGCATTGTTGAGCCGGTTGAAATGGCAGGCAAAACCGAAAACATGAGGCGTTGCAAATGCGAAACGTTCAAATTCCGCATTTTGCCCTCTTCGGATGGAGCACCGTCCCCTGCTGGGCGTGTTTTGGTTGAATGCGACGGTCACCTTGTGCCGTTCCAAGTGAACGCAGCAACGATAAAGATGGGTCAAATGACGCCATGACGAACATCACCCCATCGGAACTTGCGGACAAGATCACCGGCACGGCAACAACGGCTGCGGCGACATTTGCTGAATCGCTCATATCGAAAGCGTCGGATGTCCACCCTGCCCTTTCCCCGATTGTTTCTGCCATTATCCAGATGGCAATGACTGAAGAAAACGTTGAAAAGATGAAGGAAGTCATCGAAAACTTGTTGGTGGAGATCATGGGCGATGACTACCCGGTCATTGTCGATGCTGGCGTTGTAGAATTCATCGATGAGAGAACAGATGCGGCTTGATACAAATGTTTTTTATCGATCCTGACGAAATACAAGTTGAAGTTGTTTCCGACAATCAAGTTTATGATCAGTATGCTGGTCGTCCTGTTGCCGTTGTCGGGAGAGACTCCTCTTTCACGGTTCGCGCATCGCTAGAGCCACTTCGCAGGGAAGACCGATTGCCAACGGACATCGGCGCAACTCCAAAAACATCATATCTGGCGACCGTTAGAAGGTCTGACTGGGCAACGGCTGACAGCCGGTCCGACCCGAAACCAAGGGACGGAGATCGAGTCACTGGCCTTCGGAAGTTGTATTCCACGACTGAATCTTTTGAAACGGTGGATCTGTACATCAATGGCGTAAGCGCTTCTGGGTCCACTGCGGGTGGATTCAGCTATTGGGCAATGACGCTTGTTGACAGGGAGGCGCGGGACTGATGGTTGGCCCTCGCCATATGCGCGGAAGGATGAAACTCGGCTATTCCATGAAAGGCATGGACGAATGGCTGAGCATGACCGATCCAAAGCGCGTTGAAGTGGTATTGAAGCCAGCAGTTGCCGCTGGGCTCAAAGCAGCCAGCTTGTTCATGGAGAAGCGAATCAAAAGTGCGATTCATGACCGACATTATGCGCCTAATGCACCACTTACGGTTGCAATGAAGAACAGCAGTCTCCCTTTGGTCGATACAGGGCGCCTTGCGGGTTCAGTTTCACATAAACTCTTGAAGTGGAACCATGCAGTTGTCGGAGCATCTCTTTTTAGAGGAGGGGCAAATGTTGGCCTTGCAGTTCACGATGGATTTACGGTTGATCTAACACTCCCACAATACGCCGCGATGCGAAAGCTGCTTCATGCACAGGTGTCGAAATTAAAGAAAGGCGGTTTTTTGACTGGTGGATCAATGTCTCCAATGTCCGGCTTTTTGGTGGTTCCACCTCGGCATTTCATTAAAAAACCGTTTAACAATCTTGCAAATATGAAGGCGGTTAAGAAGATACTGGGAAAATTTGTCCAAGCGGCCATGATCAAGTCCGCGTTTGCCAAGTAGGGGCGTAGAGTGCTTGTTGACACCGTAATGAAAGTCGAAGCAGCCCAAAGCGTGTATGGGTCGCCAATACTTACCGCAACGCAATCCGACAGCACCGCTAGAGCAGCCGATGGGTACAAGTGGTTAAGCGCGTACCGGTTGAAGTTCGATGGGCCAACATCGAAATACCCTGCTACCGGTAGGGTTGTGTTCCCTGCGGTTGTAAGTTTGAACTTGAAGTCGTTCCCAAAGATACGTCTTACGTTTTTTGATTCCACGAGGCCAGACCCGGACGGTGAAGCATCGGACTACGCCGGAACAACGATCCAAGCCCGAGTTCACAATGGGACGGCATCGTTTTACTGGAATGGTTCGACATGGGCTCCAGTAACGGACGACGATGCAAACTGGAACACGCCCACGGAAGTTGAAACAAACGCCTACCCAGCTCTTATTGCGACGACTGGCTTTGGGCTCGAGTTCAAGCTCAACACAACGGATTTGACCAAAACTCCAAAATTGTATGGCGCATCATCGCTCTGGAGGTTGGATCTTTCTTCAAGGTCTGGCGCATACAAACTTGCTGATTCTTGGACGGATGATGCCGTACATAGGACTTTGATTCCTTGGCTTACCAGCTTGACGTTCCACAGGTCATTTGAAGCGGTTATTGCGGCTGGTGTTCTGGAAATACCACTGTCTTCTCTGGATGGGTATACGGTATCGAGCGTTACCAGCGCGTACTGGCTGGACACCGATCCTTACAGAAGAGGCACTGCGGAAACGGGAACTTACAATTCCTCAACAAATGTTTTCACATTGTCAGCAAACGCCAAATCTTCGCCAACAAGAATCCATTTGGACTTGGAATGCACGGTTGGGGTTGTGTCTTCGCCCCATGAAGACTTGGTGACCGCAAAGGTCCCGGTAGTTGTTTTGACAACACTCGACAAGGAAGTCACAAAAAACGTCGGAAAAACGGGCGTAAAAGACAATAGTGTGGTAATGGAAATACCAGCGCCACAATGTGTGAATCTCGGTCTTTCTTTGAGGATCGACGCGCCAGACCCCAAAGACTGCTGGTCAGTTTGGGAAAAAATTGAATCCCAGTTCAAAGCTGGGAAGAGCATATCACTGGTAAGTGAAGGCACTGCAAGGCCCGTGTATGTTGCAGTTCCAAGAGACGATGTTTTCCAATCACCGCAAGGTGGTGGTGTTTTATCTTCGCTAACCGCGACTATGGCCCTCAGATACCACACATGGTATGCTGGGACCGCTGTTCAAAAGGCACTTGTGGCCGAAGCGACCCAAGTTGGAGATGGCATCCCTGTGAGTGCCATTACTTTTGAAGTGGCGGCCTTGGATGTCCCGGTTAGCGTGTAGAAATAGGAGCTTGAGTCATGCCGCAGACTTATACGGTTGGAGCGAAGCCGGGAAAGGCAGGAACTTCTGTTAGCGTTGTTACACCTACTGGTGCTGGCGCTCTTTCTCCATTCGGAACAACGTGCTACGTCGGCGCGTTCCGGTGGGGTCCGATGGACAAAGCAATCAGCCATGTAGTCGGTGGAATCAATCACTACCGAACCCTTCGCGGAACTCCGATGAAGGACGATTATACCGCGCTCGCAATTGAGCACGGATATAAGGTTGCCGGTTCGTCAATCAGGACGGTCACTTACCGCGTTGGCGATGGAAACCAAACTCAAGCGACCACAAGCTACTACCAGCGACTCATCCAGAGGAACATTACAGATCAGTTCACCGTTGCCGGTAATCCAGCCCTTCCGCTGAACAGCGCTTTCACTTTGAGCGGAGCGTTCCCCGGTCGCAGGGGAGGCCGGTACATTCGGTTTGGCGCTGAGTACCCCACCGGGACTTACCCGATCTCTGGAAACACATTCGCCACGTCAGCGGTTGGCTGGGGAAAAGATGCGTACAAAGGATTCACGATCCATTTCGGACCCGGCAGCACGTACGCATTCACGATCCTCGCCAACGACACTTCCGGCAACGTGACAATCGATGGGAGCTTTGCTCAGAAGATCGATGCCGCTGGAACGCTCCTCGGAACAGCACTGAACGCCCTTACGGCTGGTGTTGCTTCATGGTGGGTTTCGTCTGAGAACGTAAATGAGCTTGGTGTTACCGAGTCCGTCTCTCTCCGCATTGAAGAAGACCCAATATCGGCGCACAAGTTCCGCTTTGTTGTTGGGGCTGACGGTGTTGACTACGGAAGTTACGAGAATTTGGAAAACGGAGCCAATCAGCCCCGACATTTCCAATCAATCGTAAATTCGGCGTCAGACACGCTTGCTGAAACCAACATCGCAATCTCTTCTGACCAGTTCCCCGCTTCAGGCGTGGCTCTGACGAACGAAGAATACAAGCCCGCTGGCTGGGTTGGACTTGGTGAGTGGGACGGGAACGGCTGGCAAGACCAGACGACAGCAACGCTTGGGTACAACCAGTTCAAAGTGAACACGTACAAGTGGTCGCGGGTTGGAAGTCATGACTGTTACATCGAAAGAGGTACGGTCACACACCCGGCGAGCGCCGACGTGTTTCCTTGTGAAATTCGTTGCACGTTCATTTCTGGAACAAACTTCACAGTTGCGGTTTATCCTCATGGAAGCTCAACCGCCTTGTTCTATGCGACAAACGGCGGGGCTGGGTATGCAAGCGCAACCAACGTTCCTTTGAGGGAAATGTTTGGTATTTTGCCGACATTCCAAGTCAATGTTGGTGGTGGTCCGTCTATCGGCAATTCGGTATCGCTTTGGTACAATCCGCTGCCACCGGGTCTTTCCAAAAAGAACGCTTGGTTCTACCCGAACGGACTTTCTGCTGAAGGAGATCACCGGCTCAAGTACCGGGTTCTCAACAACACGCTCGACACAGCCACACTGAAAGTTCCTGTTGGGTCCAGCATCCACGATGAAATCGGCGCACCGCGGCCTGCAATCGCGACAGCCCCAACGGCTGGTCCGTATGTTGTTGCTGGCGGCGCAAGCGATGTGATGATCTTCGTCGATGACTTGGGCAATACCCGAACCTTGGGCGCAGTTGCCGCTGGAACAGTCACGGCTACCGCTCTCGCGGCTCTGTTGAACGCAGAAGTGTTGTCGGTTTTGGGTGCAGCAAATCTTCGCGCTGTTTTCGGCGCTACGACCGTTTCTGGCGCATCTCATTTGACAATGAGGAATACGTTCTCGTTTGGACCCGGAACCACTATTGGCGTTGGTGCTGGGAACATGAACACCATCACTGGCTATGTCGCCGGGACAACCAACGGGACAGACGGTGGGACTGCAGTCATTCAGTACGACAAGACGCCCGCTGGCGGCAGGGATGGTCTTGGAGCTCTCGGTGAAAACAACGAATACGAGAACGCCTTTGACGCCACAGACAGCCATTTGAATACGATGGCTACGGAAAACTTCGGTCTGGTCAAGTTGGCAAATCCGGGGATTTCAACTCCAGCGGTAATCAATGCTGGCGTTGACTATGCGTTTGCCGCGGGTTGGCGTTATGCGCCGACGTTGCCCGTCCCCGCTACGGTTGCTAATGAAGCCGCTGCGGTTGCTTGGGTGTTGGCGAACATCACATTGGCCGATGATGCGAGAAACATGATGGGTGCGTACTGGCCCGCATGGGGAACGGCAAAAATCAATCCGTTCGACAAGGGCGAATTGCAAGTCCCAATCGTTGGACCGGCTCTTGGTTTGCAGGCGAAGTACGCAGCAGACTTCAATGGTTATCATCGGGCAACCGCTGGGTTGAATGCGGACATTTCCACAATCATTTCCAAGTTGCCAACGGATGACAATGGAATAGGCATCGAGACGGATGACTACACTCTCAATCAAATCGGACTTGTGGCTGTAAACCATTACGGTCCGAAGATTGTTCTCTGGGGTGCCCGGTCGCCTGAGCTTCAAGGTTCCGGTCAAATTTGGTCACACAAGTGGGATTGTCTGCTGCACATTGCTGCGGAACTCCGCGTGTTGAGCAAGAAGTACGTGTTTGAAATGATTCCTGACGTATGGCCTGAGATTGTAGGGTTCACCCAAGCTCTATTGGCACCCAAGTATGCTGCCGGGTGGTTCATTGGAGGAACGTTTGGTGAGGCGGTTCAGATCGTTTGCGACACGTCAAACAATCCAACTGCAATTCAAGATGCCGGTAAGGTCATTTGTACGGTAACGATTCTCGGGATCAAAGGTGTTGCCGAGAAGATTGAGTTCACTGTCGGCACTAGCGGCGTTGCAGTCGCCATTGGCTAGAGGAGGATTTAGGCAAAATGGGATTGCAAAACCCTGTACATGATTTCGCACAGCTAAACACGCTTAATTTCAAGCTGAATTCTGTGCCTTGGGGCGAGTTTAAATTGGAATCGTTCGGTACTCTGGCGAGAACGCTTTCTATTGCCAATGCCCCGACGAACCAAGCGATTTCGACCGGGAAGCAGTCACACGAAACCCCGGAGTTTTCAATTCTCGCTGGCAATCAAACCGACTGCGTACTCATGGAACTCTGGTATCAAGCGGTAAAAGCAGGCGTCCTTGGATACAAAGTCACTGGAACGCTGTCTGGATATTCGGAACATCAATCCACTAGCGGTGACGATCAGACGAAGTTGCTCGTGATTATGAGCGAGATTTTCCCGATTGAGTTTTCGACTCCCGCATTCAGTACCGATGGCGACGGGGAAGCTGGAATGATGACTGGCAGATTCAGCGTATTTGGAACACATCCACTGTTCCTTGCTGGCTAGTCGGTTCGCGAAAGTTCGATTGCCGAAAGGCACAACAAGGAGGGTGTAGATGCGTTTGGTTGAAAATACCGCTGTATCAATTCGTCCAGATGAGGGCGTGATTCGAGCGGTTGAAGATTTGCTCACAAGTGAGTTGGAAAAAGGCGAATTTGCGTTTACGCATAGGCCGATCACAACAACTCTTGGAGAGCACGGCTCGAAATTCCTCATGGGCTACGCCGCTGTAGACGGAAGTGGCCCACCCCAAGGCAGATTCGAACTCCGCTCACCGACAATCAGAGAACAAGTTCAAGCAACTCAAAAGATCCGCGCTGCGTCGAAACAAGGCGCAACGCCCGGTCAGCAAGTTGCTTTGATTTTGAGTCGCTACCTCGTGAGTGCGGAAGGCATCCCGATGGAGGGCCTTGCAGAGCGAAAAAAAGAAGCCATGTTGACCAAACTCCCCACTGGCGACATTGGCTACATGACCTTGTATCTCCAATACATTTTGGAAGATGGTGAACAGCGCCTTCCTGTTGTTTACGATTGCCTAGCGTGTGCTCTCAAAGTTGAAGCCCCAACTGTTGATCTGGGAAAACGCCAAGTCCATTACTTTGACTACGATTCCGAGCATCAGCCATATGCCGTTTACAATCTACGTCACCCAGTCAAGCTAAGAGACCACGTAGCCAAAGCGGTCGTCCTTGGCCCCACACAGTTCAACATGACCATGCTGAATGCCACTGATAAACAGCTTCCGGTTGGTGTTGACTATCAGGCAAAAGTTCTTGCGAACGCGATCAAAGGAACCGATGAAGGTCCTTTGAAGGGCACATTGAGCGAGTTGGAAGTTTTTCAGATGCACATGAAAGACTTGACCAATTGCTTCAATGCAGTGAATCAGTTGAATTGTGAACCGGCAGAGTGGTTGAATCACGACTGCCCCAAGTGTGGAACGGAAAACAATCTCCAATTTGCGTGGACGGACCGCAATTTTTTTGGGGAATAGGGCTCAGTGATGAAGAATACGCTGCATTATTGTGGGAACTTCGCGCCTTGGGTCCGGGCGTAGTAGATAGGTCCACAAGGAGTGAAGTTCATGCGTTGATAGACGCAAAGTGGAAGCATATGCACAAGCTCCACTACGATCAAAAGGAAGGAAAAAGCAATCTAGCTGGCGTGATTGCTTTCGGCGTTTATGGCTAAAAGATTTTCCATTGTAGGCCATATTGATGTCAGCGGCATTCCCCGTGCCGTTTCCAACATGAGAACCTTGCACATGGCGTCACGCCAAGTGGCGCATTCAATGGATGGAGTGTTTCGCGCATCTGGCCGGGCTTCTGTAGGGATGTCCAGTATGGCTAAAAGCGCTGTTCTTGCAAAACTGGCAATGACTGGTGTCGGAGTGGCTGCAAGGACTGCCCTTGGACTCATGCAAAGCATTGCCGTTGGCGCTACTGTTGGCGGGATTGCGGTCGGTCACGCTGCAAAGACGTGGGGTGATTTCACTCTTGCGATTGGAGAGGTCAATACGCTCTTGGACCCCGGGTCAAGTGCTATGGATATGTTTGGCGAAAAGATTAAAAAGCTGGCTGTAGACACAGGGCAGTCAACTGGTGACATCACTCGAGGGCTGTACCAAGCCATTTCAGCAGGCATCCGTGTTGGCGAAGGCGGTTTGAACGTCTGGGAGTTCGTAACAAAGTCGGCACAAACTGCTGTTGGCGGTCTTACGGACGTTGAAGTTGCCGTAGATGGGCTAACAACACTCGTCAATGCGTATGGAGAGTCTACTGTTGGTGTGGATCGTGCCCAGCGCATGATGTTCGAAACAATGAAGCTCGCCAAAATGCGTATTCCAGACCTCGCATCAAATCTTGGAATGGTTGTTCCTTTTGCGTCTCGCCTTGGCGTCAGCATCGAAGAACTCGGATCGATGTACGTGGCGTTGACCCGTGCCGGGATGAGTTCTGAGCAAGCGGGAACCAGAATTCGTAACATAATGATGGCTTTGATCAAGCCATCCAAGGACGCGACTGAAGCAGGCAGGGGAATGGGCATGGCATGGACTGGCGCTGCAAACGCGGCACTGGTTCAAAAATACGGACTCCTCCCTGTTTTGGAGTTGATCAAGGAAAGAACTGGCGGGACCATATCTGAAATCACCAAACTGTTTCCCAACATTCGTGCGTTGGCTGGTGCACTGCACATCCTTGGAGAGGAAGGCAACTTTTTGATGACATCTGCCTTTGGGGATCTTGAAAAAGAGATGGGCGGGATAACAAACAACGCCGAAAAAGCGGTCAAGGATATTCAAAAAACATTCGGGTTCCAGTTCAAGCAACTGATGATTGCTATCCAAGTTGGATGGGCAGAAGTTGGGCGCGGACTTGTGGAAGGAATGGGGCTGAATCTTGGAGAAGCCGCTGACACCATGCTAAACGCAAAACCGAGCTTCCGTGCAAACGCGAAAGCGTTTGGAGAAGGTTTGGTAGAGGGTTGGACGGCAAGCGGTGCCGCCGATATGTTTTCAGATCTCTTCGAAGGAGGGGCGAAAGGAGAAAACGCATGGAAAGGCTTTGCTCGGGTTTTCTCGCGAGTAACTGGCGAAATGACCGTTCAGATCGGTAACTTGGTGACGGCAGTCGACGGCATTTCTGAAGCATTCAATGGTCTTGGCAATGCCATACTCTTCGTTGGAGGCATTTGGGCGGCAAGCAAGCTCTTCGCCTTGTTCACATGGATGAAAGGTGCTGGACTCATCGGTGGCGCTGCTGCCGCAGGGTCTCAATTGTCATTGCCTCTAGCAACTGGGGCTGCAAGCGCAGGTAAAATGGCTGCCATTGGCGCAATGGCAGTTCCGGGGGCTATTGCCGGGGCGGGTTTGGCTGCTGCCGGTGGGTTCATGTCTGAAACAGGCGCAACGGACAACATATTTCACCAGATGACTGGTGGGTTTTTCAAAGAAAGTGGCGGGCTCGACTTCGCATCGAGGCAAGGGGTCATTGTTGCCGGTAAACTTAGATCGCTTACGAACTTGGCCGGAGGACAATCCCCAGCAGAGTGGCACAAGCCTGTGGGAGTTAAAGGTTATACAGCCCAACAGCAAAGGGACATGACTCGAACGGGAATCGCTCAAGCCAAAGCAAAACAAGCAGAAAGCATGAAGTGGTGGAACGCAACAGGAAGGGGTGCTGCTTCAAAACTTGGGTCCGATCTCAAAGCCAAAACGATGGGTCAGTTCGCAAGCAAATACGAACCGTGGTCAAAGATGCTATTTGGGCGTGACTTGAGCACTTTGTCGGAAGATTTCAAAGAAGTGGGGAGAGCCATTGTCCTTGGTTACGCAGATATCCAAGAAGCATTCAGTCAAGACATCAACATGGAAAACACCGTCAATGTGAAAGTCGAAGATGACGAAAAGAAAGGCGGGTCGAAAAGCAGCAAAAAGAAAATACGTCTCAAGGAGCGCGGTATTGGAGCGGCGACTGGTCGGCGTTACTCCATGAGCAACTACTTCATTCTCAGGGGAGATGAAATCTTGCCCGTCCCAGATGAGTTCATTTATCAAGTGGGTGCGCCAAGGGGGTAGCAAGTGGGCTGGAGTATAGGAGGCGGTAAAGAGGGTGAAGCCGGTACATTTGCCGGGCTTCACTGGGGTGCCGGTGTTGGCTCTGGCGCTTTCCAAGGCGTTCCGTTTCTTTCGGGTGCTGATGTTATTGGCGATGCCATGTTTGGCAGCGGGTCACTGTCAAAAGACGAGTGGCGTTTGGTCTTTGCCGATGAAATCCCAGAATTCCAAGTTGGCGGCAATCAGATGTTCGTATTCAATGGATACGGTCCCATCAGTATGCGCCAAGCGTGGGAAGAAAACGTAGCCGTAGTTTCAACGTTTGCCCCGGAGCCGTCAGTTATGACGACCCCGGGACAACCGATGAGAATTGATGTTGAAGGGTTTTTCCCTGCTCAACACAGTATGCACGATGTTACAGACATCATAGATCGTCTGGAAATGATGCGCCGGTTCGATCCAACTCTCGGAAGAAAGCCACGAATCACATTTGACTGGGGTGGCGTCTACGTCACGGGGTACCTCACTTCTCTCTCAATTGACTACAACGACACGAAGTTTTTCGTAACAGGGTCTCATACAGGGTTCACTGTTTCTTTCAGTTTGGTTTCAGAAAGAGTTCTGAAGCCAATGATGGTGGATGTGACAACTGGCGAAATTGAAACGAAGTTAGTCACGTTAGGCGAATATGAAACCTTCGAATGGCTTGCATACAAGGAACTTGGAGATCCCAAAAAAGGATTTCATCTTCGATTTTACAATGAACACGTCACTGACGACGAGTTCGGCACTCAAGTAAAGGTGTTCGGAAAAGGGCACTCGCTGAATGTTGGCGCACCAAAGATGAGAAGCTATGTGTTCGCTGGAGAATGGGAATCTGATTTCCAAACGTACGCTTCTGGACTTGAAGGCGGGTATGGGGACTGGAATTCTATACCCAGCGAGTACACCGCATGAGCGCCACTCCATCTCTTATCCTTTCTGTGAACGGCAAACAATACACTCCAGACAAAGATATGTGGCTCTGGCAGCACATAATCTTGATTGCCGTTGAGCACGTTGCCGATGGCGCAGACGAACTGACCATTGAGTTTGACGCTTGGAACGAAGAGGAGTCCAACTTCACCATTTTGGGCCAAAACATCTTTGCAGTTGGAAACCTCATTGAACTCCAGTCGGGGTATGAAGGAGACATAGACTTCCATCATGGCCGATATGAGATCGTGAGGCATGAGCCTGTTTTTGCTGACAATGGGCGTCCTTCTTTGACGGTGCGAGGTTATGATGCCATGCACAGGATGATCAGCCCCGGTTCCAAGCAGCCAAGAGCATTTATGAACGTAGATTACGATCATGAGATAATTATCGAGTATTCCTTGTTGTATGGCTTGATGATCGAGTTTGAAGAAACCCCGAAAAACCCACAGTTTGAGATCACCAGAAAAAAGGGCCACAAAATAAAGTCCAAGGACAAGAGAAAGGCAAAAGAAACGGTATCACCAAGTTGGATCAAAAGGGCGGGAACGACTGACTTGGCAGACTTGAAGATGCTGTGCATGAGGAACGGGTTTGCAAGTCCTCGAGTTCGATATGACCCAAAACTTGGTAAAGATGTTTTGCTGTGCAAGCGCCCAAATTCATTGAAAGACCAAACCATTGACACCGATGGGAAGGCTCATTTGTGGAAATGGAGGCATACGCTAGGAGCGGGTAATTTTGAAGCAACCGTAGCTAGTTCTGTGTTCGGTGCTGGACCCGGTGATTATCAAGGTGACTGCACACTAAGCTCTTTCTCTCCAAGATATTCCACGCATGGGCTTGCGCTTGCAGTTCGTTTGATAGCGCCAACTCCTGACGGGGAATTCCGTGTTGTAGAAATGGAGTTGAAGCCCGGATCTAAAAAACCAACACTGGTGTTCGATGGGTCAAATGTGGAGGAAATTGCTGATTACGTCGAAGAAGAGTTCAAGGTTTTTGTTTCTGCTGTCAAAGGTGACGCGCCAGACTTCAAAAACCCGATGGCAGATTCAACAACCGTACTTGTTGAAGTTCTTGGCGAGTATTCGAAGCAGACATCTGAAGCGGAAGAAGTGGCAGTGAAGCTCAACAAGCTCGGAAGCGACGAGATGAAGGAGTGGTGGGGCAGGGAAATCGCATTCCGCACATTGGCAACAAATACTGGCGACTTGGTTGAATACGCCACGAAGTGGCTTGAGATGCGTAGGAATTTGTGGCAACGCGCAAACTTCGAATTCGGAAACATACAAACAACAAACAAGCTCGATTCATACGTGGTTCAGCCCGTTGTTGGTGTGAGTCCAGAATACGAAGGTTGGTGGATGATATGGGACGTGACTCATACTTGGACGCACGGCATTCACTCGGTTACTGGTGTTGCAAATAGGGTCATTTCCGAAAGACCCCCAATCCCCGGATTAATGGATTCATCTAATGTCGCAGATAAACTAAGTGGTGAAAAGTGGGAAGCGCCCGGTACGGCAGGAACTATTGCAGGCGCGCAATGATGGTGAGTTTGAATGAAAGACGGTTTTGACCTTGGAGATGTCATTGAGCATCTCGGAATTTGCATCGAAGTGAATGATGACGGGACTTGTGATTTGCAAGTTCCAACTTACGCTGGCGATCAGATAATAGATAGCATCAAGGGCGTTTTCCCTCTCAACGGACCATTTTCAACTCCTCGCATTGGCGAGCGCGTAGTTGTCGAAGAACGGCACCCAAGTCACAACCCAAGTGACGCACTTCGTTGGGTTGGAACGGATTTGGAAACCCCAAAGCTCCTCGACGCAGATCGCGTTGTCATTACTTCAAAAAACAAAACGATGGCTATCATCTTCGATGATGATGCGCTTGGAGACGAATCCAACCACCCACACTTGTACATTGGCGCACTAAGCAACACGCAACCAGCAGTCCTTGGTCACACTTTGATAGCCAAGCTGGACGAACTTCACGAATTGCTGAAACCGTGGAACAACTCCCTTGGGTTGCAAATGTCCGTGGAAGGAGTGGCTCTGATGTCGGCTCTTTCGGCTTGGGTCACGCTTGTCGCCGCTGCGTCCGCTGGCGTTGCGGCAAACCCCGGCACACCGGCTTCATTGCTCGCGCTGACAACGGCAATAACAAACTACACCACGCAATTGACTACCAGAGGCACCGACGCGATAGCGTTGGAAACCGCTATGGATGCTTTGAGAGAAACGTACAAGGCATTCAATTCTTATTTTGTGAAAATAGCCGGTGCGGAGCCAACGGTAATTGAAGAGGCAGATGGGTATGATTTTTCAGGTCACAGTTAGGCGCAAGCAATCGCTTGATGCTGGCGGTTTGGGTTGTTAGGTATGGGTTGGTATTCGCAATTGGTCAAAATGCCGTTGAATCGAAGCATAACGGTCTGCTTGGGTTTGCGTTGACACGTTGCGGATCGTTGGATTAGAGTGTGAACGCAACACCTCCTTGTTGTCGCTACTTTTGTGATAACTACCGTTGCTGTGCCGGTTGGGCGTTTCGCCAGCGTCTAGCCGGCGCTTTTATTCACTCATCCAATTTAACATGGTAGTGTACTCACAATGAGTGAAGTGAAGGGAAAAGTGGGTCTAAAGTGGCCCCCGAAAATCAACGATACCGGAGGGTTGGATCTTACAAATCCGACCGGTGGTGGCTGGGAATCTTTGAAGCAACTAATTGCCATTGCTCATTTGCCGAGGATGAGTTCCGACCCATACGTGGACTCGTTTGGCATTGGATCTCCAATGGAAGGGTTTGACACCGTTCAAGGAACAGTCCCGAACAAGCTAAAGAAGTACATCTTCCAGTTTTACTCGAGGATGGAATTTATGAAACGGGCAAAGTTGATCAGCGGACCAAACATCACTTTGACCGACCCCGCAACCGGGAAGCTGGAAATCAAAGAATTGGTTTTGAATCTCCAATCCAGTGACACCGAGGAGATTGTAGCATGACTGCGCCTTACTTTTCGGTAGTCACCAGAGATGGAATTTACAAAATGCTTCTTGAACTAAAGAAGCAACTTCTGCCGGAACATACCGAAGACAATCCTGAAGATCCGCTCAATGCGTTGCTTTCTGTTTTTTCATATGAAGGCCAGCGTCAGTCAGCAATGTTGGACATGGCTGCATTGGAAATGGACTGGCTGAACTGTCGAAGAAGAGCATCATTGATAGCAATGGGCTATTTGACTGGTTTTTCATTGGATGGAAACAAGCCAGCCAAGATCAAGATCCTTGCAGATGTCACAACGGAATCTCCTTCTGGTTCCATATTGGTTGAAAAAAACGCGGCTTTTGGAGCGCCCAACGGTGTCCAATTTGAAGCGCTTGCTCAAGTAGCTATGCCTGCTCAGCTTCTAAACATACCTTATGGCGCAACGCCATCATTGACGCTAAAGTCTCTTTCCAGTGTTTTTTCTGCAAACGACGGTTTGCCCGCATCCATGCCGATCAGCGTTGCGAATGATGCGCTGTACTACTGCCATGAAGCACTTGTTCCAGAGGGATTCAATGTGACGATTGCGGCGCTGACATCTGCCGCAAAGTATAGCGTTGAGTATTACGAAGGCCATTCAAAACAAGGCCACCCAAGCTCAGTCACCAACAACGGCGATGGAACGCTCACATTCAAAGCTGATTCATTCTTCGGGTGGTCACAAGATACTTCATGGAACTACTCGACCGCGCTTTCAATTTACGTTGGAGGTCCGCGCTACAATGCAAACGATGCGGTTGGTCTGGTTGTTCGAATCAAGAGCTTGGAAACTGGCACTTATGAAGACGTGTCCGTCGTTTCCAGCACGGGACCATCGTTTTCGACCGCCACTGTTCTGGGACAAACATCAGTATCTACAGATGTAACAAAATATATTGTCTCGTGTGAGTGGAGGCCCTTCAAGTGGTATTGGGACAAGGAAGTGACTGGATCGGCAGCCGACATAACGGCGAAGATGCGGTGGGTTATGCCTTTCGAAGAGCAACAGTTGGTCACGGCAACAGATACTTACTTGAACTTGAATGAAACACAGCAAGGCGGGCGCGAGTGGAAATCAACGTCAGTCAACGGCGTCACTGGGTACTGGATGCGTATCCGCATGACAGCCACTACCGGCGCAGCGCCAATGAATTTTTCGGATCTTTCATTCGATGCAGATGATACGGCCTACACAACGCTTGCCGGTGGAACGCTCGCATACACGGTTCCAGTGGACTGCATTCAAGGGAAAACAATCACAGAGAGCTTTGGAATTTCAACCGGCACGGCAAACCAGATTTTTTCGCTTGGCAATGTTCCTGTCAACGATTCCCCGTTGTCTATGGAAGTCGGAAGCGTGGTGTATTCGAAAGTGGAAACTCTGTTTGGCTCAGGCCCAAACGGAACGAACTTTTTGCTGATTGAAAATCCAGACGGGACATTTTCGGTCAAGTTTGGAGATGGCGTCGATGGAAAAATCCCCCCAACGTCAGACGAAATAATCATGACTTATCGCATTGGAGCGGAGTCGTCTGGAAATGTTGGAGCTCTGACTGTTTCAACAAACAAATCGGGTCAACCGTTCCTTGGAAACATAAGGAACCCTTCTCCGGGTAGGTTTTGGGAAATCAAACAAGCAGATACTTCACTCGGGACCGAAGGAATGGAGGTTGCGAGAAGGGCTGGGTCGGCATTCGTTCGGTCCGTCAGTGGCGTAAACACCCCCACGACGCTCGATCTACACCTTACAAAGATGGAACTGGCCGATGGCTCCAGCCCTATAGACAGGGCAATCGTTTATGAAAACCAAGGCGGGTACAATCAAGCTACCGTCCGCGTTGTTGGGAACGGAGGGGCCTTGCTTACTGCTCCTGAACTTTCAGAGGTCGGAACTGCGGTAAATGGAACAACGCAAAACTTCGCCAGATACGGTGGCATTGGTCCAATAAACAGCTTGTTCACATTCATAAACTACACGCCGGTCGTTGTGACAATTACTGCAACCGTTACGGTGCCAAACGGCAAGTCCGGCGGCGTTGCTGGAAATGTAAAAGCAGCGCTTTCTTCATATCTCAATCCAACGTCACTCAATGAAGACGGAACGTTTGCCCACAATCCGGGTGGGACCATTTACGACTCAAAAATAAAAATGACTGTTGCTGCAGCGGTAGACAACTTGGTGGACTTGACACTCACAATGTCCACACCGGCTTCATCTCCAGCGGCAGGTAGCAATTTGGTTTTGGCGACCGGGGAACTTCCAGACCCAAACAGTGCAGCGAACGCGGTTATTTCAGTTGCGGAGTTGGCTTAATTGAACGCTGACGCACAATCAAAATCCATCTTTCTGTACCAGTGCTTGCTGGGAGGGGTGAAGAACGAAGACTCGAGAGAGTTTTTGGATTCCCTGTTCCAAATGGTTGCTTCGATTGGGGTTTTGACAGAGCGTCAGCGGAAGCAGCTCTCAACTTTCAGAGATCCAGCAAGCGTTCCGCTGGTGGCGTTGAAAGCTCTTGCCGCTCTAGCTGGGCTGGATTCAACCCAAAAGCTCTATTACTTCTACACAGAAGACAGATGGAGGCGCATTTCTGAAAACTTGATTTCAATCTGGAGGAGCTTGAACCAGCGCCCCGGAATGGAAGCGGTCGGTGTTGGAACAACTTCTAGACCTTGCGTTGTCAGCGGGTACAACGATGTGAAAGATGTTTTTGATTCCGGTCAAGCCCCCGTTCTTGGTCTTGGGGCACCGGGTGAAGCATTGGATCTTCGAACGATCCACGTACGTGTTGCTGACGATGAAAGTTCAGCCACAAAAAAAGCGTTCGCTCAAGCCGCGCTGTCCGACATAAGGCCAGTCAATCATCAACTCAGGGTCAACTGGCTTGGTTTGGTGGAAAACTGGACTCAAGGTCCTTTCAATTGGGTGGACCTTGCTGGAACGGTTGAATACGGCATCTACACATATCCAGATGGGGAAGATCCAGCCACCGGTCTTCCACTATTCAATCGATGGGCAAAGTTCATGGAGAGAACAACCCCCGGAGCCGGCACCCACATCTTGTCCGCTGGTGGAAACGCGACGGAGTACACAAACACATTCATTCGGACATATCTCCAGTGCGTGCCTAGATACACCGCAGTATCGGTTGGTTCGGCTTCGACAACAATTTGGCTTGTAGCAAGAGCTAACTTGTCTTTTACCGGATATGTGTATCTTCAAATCATCGTGGCCGGTTCGACTACATTGTCCGGTCCCGGCGAAGCAACATTGCAATTTTTCAATCATGCGTCCACGGCGATAGGTCCAAGCGTGACGGTGCCGTGGGGTCCTACGGATTCGTTTGAAGGTTTGACGGGCGGTTATGGAGTGATTACTGACTTCAACCCGTCGCATCCAATTCACAGCATTGTGCTTCAAGTGGAAACTCTTCTTGGATCTGGCTCGACAGTTACCAGCTTCACAGCGTATTTAGATGGGGATGAGATTCTGAAGGTGCACGATACGACGACTTTGATAAGTGCCACTGGATTCACGGGAATCAAAGTTACTCACGGGGTACTCGGCAACGCAGCATTTTGTACTTACTATGAAGTTTCAGAAGGTCCGCATACCACCGCGACCATTACAGGCTGATAGTTCAGCATAGGCGAGACAATGGCTACAAATCACCAGCAGTTCAGGCCAGAGTATTTGGTTCCATTCGGATACTCGGACATAAAGTCCTACACGGTTGGATGGATGGACACGGCTCTCGCTCACTGCTTGAACATTCAGTTCGAAGGTGCTGCCGCTCAAATCACTAATTACGCCACTGTTTCGCTTACAGGCACCCCTCCAGATCAGCGCGTGATAATGACCGCAACCGGTCTTCCTTCAGGAACAACGGACTACAAAGCAATTGCCGTTGAAGGGAATCAAGGGGTGGTGGTAAACGCGGACCCTTACAAAACCCGAATGCTTCGTTACGTCAACGGTCAATCGATTTTCGGCCTTACTGACTTGTGGGATGCCCCGATAGAAATGGATTCGGGCAAGGACTACCACGTCGGACTTCGGGCGAATGATTACCCGGTTGAGTCCCGTCTTTCAGATAGCGGCGCATACCAGTACACGAGATTTGCAGAAGGAATTGGAGAGGTTGGAGATCCAAACACCGTCACAGACAATGGCAACTCAACGATAACCTTCAGGGTGAATACCGTATGTGGAGGGTATGCGTGGCCCAACACAAGCACTACTTCAAAGAGACACGTTTCAATCTGGCTGGATACGCCACTGACATCGCAATCGAGAACTGAAGCTCAAACAATCGCAACTTCAACCGGAACTGGGAATGCCATTTTCCACGGCACTGTGGATGCTGATGGCTCAAACATTGAAGTCACTGTTCCTCACACGATGGGCCAAACTACAATTTCCACCACAGCCGCACACTACAAAGTGATGTGCCACGGGTTTACCGTGACAGACAAGGCTGTCTTGAACATGACCACATACACGGAAACGCTCTCTGGCGTTGCTGTTAAACCGTATGTGGTGGTTGCTGAAGTCGATGGAGCCACCGGAACGATAAGCTACGCGTCGGCAGCGCTTTTGACTCAGCCAAACATGGCGACCGTCAGTCTTAATTTCGCACAGCTTGCGAAAGACATTTATTTCAATACGACTGCAACTTTGGACAATGACGGTAATCCGAATTTGCCAGAGCCACTTATCAAATTGGTTTGGAGACTGTTTAGTTCGTGGAAAGTCCAAAATCAACGCGGACCTGACAAGCCAGGGAGTTATCTTGGATCAAGCGACGAGCAAAGGCTTTGGAACGCTTCACTGGCGGTAGTCATTTCCGATGCCGCAACCAACAGGTTGACTGTAACTGGCTTGACCGAGCCAAACTGGACAATCGCCCAAACGCAAACATCCAAAGCGTCCAATTGGATTTGTTCAAAAATAGTTTCAAGTACAGGAGCTTATGTTGGGTCAGGTGGTTCTCCATACAGCGGACTCGGAACTCTTGCGACGGTTTTGAATCCAGACGCAATAGACGACTTCAATGCTCCATCTTTTGGATACGAAACGTTTGCAGACACAAACGGGGTTAAGTTCAACTGGGCTGCGTTCCAGCACATCGTTACGGCTCCCGGGTGGCATTACATCGTTGCCGTATGTGAACCCGCATTCCCAGATTCCGCAGTGTTAGCAACATATGAAGCCACGCCAAGGGTCACCGTTCGCCTCCACGTAATACCTGCTTCGGTATACGGGTGGTCTAACGGAGCCACCGGAACGTACAAGGAAGTTTTGGAAGATGGGTTTTTCCCAGTTGGGTGTTTCAACGTCGTTTCGGTAAGCCCGGTTGTTTTGGACAGCTTTGCAGCAAACACCCAAATAGCCAGAGTCGAGCAATTCCGTGGGGTGAATCGGCATCTATCAACTGGAAGTGGGTATTTTGCAGATGGCACCGCAGCCACGATGGGAGATGTTTTCCGCTACCCAGCCATCGGAAAAGACAAATCCAGAGCTCTCGAAACAATTGGTGAAGTAGCCAACAGGCCGGTTTGGGCGACGTACATACAGCCGAACAGCACGGTTAGTGGTTTTACGCTGACCACAGCGATGACTGAAACAAACACGTACCTTTATAAATACGAAGGCTACTCGACACCTACCTTGTTCGGTCGGGCGTCAGAAATTCATAACGTTGAATGGGCATCTGGATCTCACGGGTCAACGACTGCCGATGACGAAGGCGTGTCTCTTAAACTCGGAATGGATACCGAGGATTTTCAAATAACGGCTTTAAGGCACGCTGTCGATGGCGACAAACTGTACATCCATAGAGACGTTAACCACGCTTACCTTCACATTAACCAGCGTGGTGGTGGTGCTGTGGATACGGTCGATGGGATGAGGCCGCGGGTTGAAGTTCCAGATTTGCATTTCATCGGAGATACTGATGGTGGGACCAATTTAGGAAAAATACATTATGAGCCCGTTCCGCTCACCACTGGAGTAGCCGGGTACTACGGCAGCGGATCTGCGATCCCCGCTCGTTTCCACGAGATACCCATTACTGGTGACTATATTGGGTGGGCATGGAATGATGGCTACGCGAATGTCAACAACGTAGATAATTATGTCCTCTTCCCGCTTCCTTACCAAGCTGGAAACGCACTTATGTACGACGCGACGTACAACCCGAACTTTGGGCATTGGAGATTCAAAGGTTTTTACGCGAACATTCGTTTCACGACGACTACCACAATCGCAGATTCTCAAGTCCGCTTTTGCCTTATAAAGCAGCATCTTTCTTTAGACCATACAGCCAATAACGGGTTCGATTGGGATCAGACTGGTGGAACAGATGTTGGAAATTTGGAATGTATCCCTCTCGTGACTTACACCGGCGCGAGCACGAGTACACACGGGCAGCAGTTATCTAGTGCTTTCAACGAGGGCGTGGTTTTTATTTACGCTGGTGCTGGACCCGGTGCCGAACCTTCCGCTCCAACTGGGGTGATTGCGACCAACGACCCTCAGATTTGGTACCTCCGAGTTGACGATGTTTCCACCAATGGCGGGGGTACTAATTCGGCAATTTATCTCACGGCTTTGTCTATTGCTTGGGGACGGGATCAGATTTAGTCCGTCGTTCCAGACGCAACGGCCCATGCCGACAACAAGCCAGCAATCGCCGTTTCATCCGGCGTCAAATGGTCTTTCAGCGTACTTCCCTCTTCGCAAATCTTAAGTCGCGCATTGACGTACTTTTCATACAGTTCTCGAGGTAGTTCCATGTGCAGTGGAATGAGATCGTTTTCCAATGCTTGGCCTTCCAACTCCCCTGCGCCAACTTGATTCGGGTTGATGTCCGCATCGCTTAAGTCTGCAATTGCTGAAAGTGCGTCCAACTCATCTTCCAAAAACGGGAACAGTGCGTCTGCATCCATTGCTTGAATGTTTTCCACCAGCTTTGCGAGCATGATTTGATCTGGTTCGCCGCGAAGATGATTCAAGATCAACGTCAATTGCTTGGCTTGCGACTCGCTTATCTTGCCGAGTGTGTTCACTTCGACATCTTCCCATCCGAGTTCCTTCAACAGTTTCCAACGGTGGAACCCGTCGATGATTTCGAACCCGGCAGACTCCTCGACTTGCCTGACGGTAATGGGCTGAACGTATCCGAACTTCTCCAAGCTCTCGCGCTCTTTTTCGTAGATTTCATGGTCCATTTGATTTGGATTCCACGAGTTCGGTCTTAGTTCGTTGATGTCAACTTTGATCACATTGATATTGCTTACTGTTCCCATGACACACCTTTCCTGTCCCAAAATTCAGTTATTTCTCTCGCCATCTGCGTGTACTTTCTGATAACCATCGGAACGCAATCGTGCGCCCTGTTTCTAGATAGCCTCCTCTTTGCCGTTGCTTTGCTCGGATGCCACCTTTTCCCAACTTGGAACTTTCCTCGTGGGTCCGCAACGAGTCCGTACTTGTAAGGATTCGTCCACGTCGTTGAATCCGCTGAATACAAAGGCGCTCGATACCACACTTCCGTCTTGGTGATTGCGAACCCATGAACTTTGACGCCAGCGTCATACGCCCGCATTACCATAGCCGGCGCGTCTTTCAACCCGTCGTTGGTAAACCCAACGTAGTCGAACTCTTCCAGCCATTCATCCCACACCTTGTAAGCGTTTGGAATGATGCTGTGCCAAACGGGCAATACGCGATGACCTTCGTCTTGAAGCTCTTTTCTCATTTCCAGAACAAGCCCGTATGGGATGAGAGCGTAGATGTCCAGTTCGGCAACCCAGAGAAGTTGCCCTTTCATTTTGCGGGCAAGTTTTTTCAACTTGTCGAACGTGTCACGCACTTTTGGAACTTTGGTTCTTGGTTTTGTCGGCGTATGCCGTCTCCAAGCATCAGACCCGTAAACATTGATCAGCGTGTGTGCCCCGGAATCCAAAACGAAATCTGCCCCGTCATAGAGGTCTATCTCGATGTTTTTTTCTGCCAATGGGCTCCCAAGCCGCCCTAGCAAGTCCGGGTTTTGGTTGATTGCTTCTGCAATCATTGGCTCGGACTCCTGCCCGCCACCAGCAAAGTAAACTTTCATTCCGTAATCCCCGCTGAAATTGAAGCTATTTTTGAAGACGCCGCTTCATGATCTCGCCACCAGTATTTCCTCATCACATCATCTCTGAAATCAACAACACGTCTCTCTCCCTTCAAACACTCAATCATCATGTTGAGGGCTTGTTGCTTTTCTTCATACAAAAACGGGTACCTTTCACTCAACGTGTCATTGAGAATTTGCGGAAGGACCTCTGGATAAGATTTGTTGTTTGGTGCGATTGGAAGAGCTCCATTCAGCGCCGCTTCCAAGCATGAGTATCCAAAGTTCTCTTGCTTCGCCAACGAAATCCAGCACGTCGCCTTGCCAAGAAGGTTCAAATAATCGGGTCGGTCCAAGGGACCCCCATTTGGACCCGCTTGCATGGTCCAGACGAATTCGCCCCTACCGGCGATCTGAATCGCTCGTTTCGCCCATTTCACTGCGTCGGTCTGGCGTTTTTCGGGGTGATCGCGACCCGTGAACACAATCAACGGTTGCCTGTCGTCTGCTGGCATCCTCTTGGCAGCAACGTGGTCGTCCGTGTGGAACGGCAATCCGGTGGCATGGACCTTTCGGTCAATGCCTGACTTGTTAACCCTCCAGTGTTCATGGCAAAGCTCTCGCTTGTGGTGGTTCGTTCCAACGTAGATGTGCCGGAACAGTTGAAGGAACGTGCGTTCGAAGCAACTAACCCACTCGCCATTTGTTTTTCTGGACATCGACGCCACGGAATCGCTTGCTGTCCATGACCCGGCATGGAGGATGGCGTCGAAATGGAGTTCGATTCCTTTCATTTGCGCCGCATAAGCAACGCCTTCGATGCCGGGGAACCATCCGTCCCCCAGCAAAATCACATCCCCGCTTGAAACTTCTCCGGTTTGTATCATCGAGCAAAGCAATGAAATTTGTTTGCTTTTGTATTTGATTGTTCCGGTTGCGCTCAAAAACTCATGTGATTCAAGGGCTTCTGACATATAGCTCGGGGTGACTGAAGCGACATCCACACCTTTCAGATTGCCAAGCGATTCTAAAATTCTCTCGTTGAAATGTTTGCAGTACCTCGACGGGATCTCTTCAATGCCGACGTACACTATTTTTTCAGGTGATTTGCGCTTGGACGTGAACATTGTTCCTCTCTTGAAAGTGACGGACTGTCGCGTCGTTTTCTCCATCTTCCGAAACCGTTACGCGAACCCACGGAATTTCTGGAAATTCAGAGCAAATTGCAGATGCCAAGGCGTTCCCAATCTCTTCGCACGACGCAGTTTCAAAAATGTTGTTGAGCGTTTTGCACAAAAGATCGTCACAGCATGACTGGAGTATGTGGAATTCGATTTGACGCGATTTCAAAATCGGAACCGTCGCGGAGCATTTGAACAAATGCCGATGATTTTTCCTCAAATACATGACTTCATCTGGGGCATCCGGCCAATGATGGAAACCAACGGCTTGGAACCTGACTGTTATCGAAGTGTGTTCGTCGGTTTTTGAATATTCACAACCTTGGCTCAATGGGCATTCCAAGCAAGCTGGAGTTGTGTTGTGGCAAACCAGTTCGCCAATGTCTTTCAGCGCGATCATCAGGTCGTAGTTGCGATGCCTTGTCATCGTCAATGACGCCAAGAATCGCTTTGGATCGCCTTTCAGCCTACTCGCAACCCTGATTATGTGAGCATCCGTTGGTGGTGGAGTGTCGGTTTCACCACGAGCCATTTTGATCAGAGGTATTGCAGACCCCCAGTCAAATGAAGACTTGGATGCTGGAACGCCTATTTCCCCATCCAGCCACATCGCGACGGAAGTGACGATTGATCTCTGATACCACGGAAGTGGGAGGTTGCTCAGGCGGTTTTTCTGGGCTTCAGGTGTCAGCTTAAGCCAGTCGCCAAACGTTGAAATTCCGGTGAAAATGCCCTTGAACTCTGATTCAAGTACCGGTGTGTCCGTGTACTCAAGAAGAGCCAAAGACATGAAAAACACATCCGGTGGACAGTCCGGTGTTCGCCAAGGCAAAGCTCTTCTTTCGCAATTATGGCTGTAGTAAATGGCAAGTGTGTCTTGTAGGTATTTCAGGTCGCCAGACAAATGTTCCTCCTTGCTGTCAGATCGTCAAAAAGCGATGTGCAGGAATTCTGACCTGCAAGCCGCATCTTCTTTCATGCACCCCCTGAGTGCCGATGTTGTTGTTTGTGCGCCGGTTCTCTGGACGCCTCGCATGGACATACACAAGTGTTCTGCTTGCAACACAACTCCAGCACCGAGTGGTGCCAGTTGGTTGTAAAGGTAGTCCGCGATTTGATTTGTGAGATATTCTTGCGTTTGCGGCCTTAGTGAAAACTTGTCCACTACTCGAGCTAGCTTGCTCAACCCGCATATCTTTCCACTTGGATCTGGAATGTACGCGACCACCGCAGTGCCGAAAAATGGAAGCAAATGATGCTCACAGAACGAATAGAACATTATCTCCGAACAAACGATCATTTCATCTGTGCCGTTTGCAGGAAACGTCGTCAAATTAAAGTCTGATCTCGCCTCGAACTCCTTCCACATTCGAGCGACTCGATCTGGCGTTTCAAGAGTGCCTTCAACCCCATTGTGTGGGATTTGAGACAACATCGCTTCAACGGCTCCTTTTATGATCGATTCGTTCATGGCAACCCAATGAACTTGTGTGTTTGGACTGAAAGTCTCCAATCGGTGTTGTTTTTCAAAAACTCAATGCACTGTGCGGTGTTGTCGCTTGAAATGCGTGGATCAACATCCCACTGGGGTTGGATGTACTTGTGTGAAATGTGCTCGGGTCCGCAAAGCGTTTCAACTTGCGTGTTCAATTCCAATGGGTCGAACTCTGGGCAAACGACTTTCAACTCATCATAACGCTGAGGAACAAACGGCATTGGGGGCTTTGGGCTCAATGTCACCCAAGCCACTTCCTTTGGAAGCTCATTCGAACCATTTGTTTCGACGTGGACTCGAATTGCGTGCCTAGTCATTTGTTTCACAAGTTCCGTGTCGATTTGAAGCGACGGTTCCCCACCAGTCATTACCGCAGTGGCTTCGCTGTTGTTGGGCCACAGCTTCCTTATCGTGTGAGCCAGTTCCGATGCCGTGTATTTGCCTCCAAGTGGACCATCTGTACCCACAAAATCCGTGTCACACCACAACGCACAACGGCCCTTCTCTACGTTCCGCTTGCGGTCCTCTTCGCGCCCCGTCCATACGTTACACCCCGCATACCGGACGAACACCACGGGACAGCCCGAATAAGCACCCTCGCCTTGAATTGAAAAGTACACTTCTTTAATCGCGTACGTTTTGTTCTCGTCCATGTTAGCACTCCAATTTGAATCCGGTCCAGCGTATTACCAGCAATTTCGAATCCAAAGGAAAGTCGACGCTCCGCACAAGAATCCGACAATGAATGTGCTGATGTCCATGTTCTAAATAATCCTTTTTTATGCCCAGACCCCGCAAAAGTTAAGACACAGGGTAGTCAGCCCAGCAGTTTGGGGTTTCATACAGACGGACTGACTTGATCTCAACGCCGGTATTGTCCTTGGAGAACAGATCCGAAGCCGTTGAAAACAGAAGTTTTACCATATTTTCGGCTGTTGGATTGCATTCCATGATGAATACTTTCATGCTTCGCTCAAGAAAAGCGTCTGCCAAATCGTCGTCTTCATGCAAGATCATCCCGTGGTCCAAATTGAGGTCTATCCACGAGCCAAACAGTTCTTTTATGACGGAGAAGTCTACTACCCTACCAATGCCGTCAAGAGAGCCGTCTTCCGCTACGCAGCAAGTCAACTCAACCACATACCGGTGTCCGTGGTAATGTTCACACTTGCCTCCGTGATTTATCAGCCTATGTCCTGCGTCAAACTCGAGCTTCCTTGTGCAGGTCGGTTCTTGTGAACTCAATGTAGATCCTCATCATTCGTGGGCCTTTCCCGGTCATTGGAAAACGCAATCGCTTCTTCAAGACTCAAATTGACATCGTGCATGGTCACGGTCGAATATTCTTCATCTGAGTTGTCACTCGACAACACTTTGTACACCGCCTTCATCACTGCATCTTTGTTTTCTGGTTCCACGGCAACCATCGCGGCAAGAATTTGGTCTGCGTGAATTCTTAAGATCATGGGAACGAGCAGTGTTTCTCCCGGCATTTGAGATTTTTCGTAAGGGTCTGAGTACATTGTCATTTCAAGTTCTCCATCCCCAACACGAACGGTTTTTTTGTTCATGTCTTTGTACCATTCGGAAATAACCTCTTGAAAGGTTTCGTTGGGTGGATTCTTCCTTGACCAAGGGACGAGTTCCGTGAGCGTTAAGCCGAGCATATAAAACATGGTTCCAATGACAGGATGGTCGCGAAATACTTCAGGCACATCCTTGTTGGTGCCGTTTAAGTGCTCGAACAATTCAGCGGCCGCGATTAGCGCTCCCGGGATGTCACGGTCGCACACTTTGTCGCATATCTCTTGCAACGCGGCGTTTGTGTCTTTTTGTTCTTTCATTTTGCAACGCCCTCCATGCGCCGACCATATTCGCCAAGCAAAAGAGCCGATGCGCGGTTATGGTCTTTTTTTCTGCTGAAATCCATTTCCGGCCAGAGGCGCGATGCCGCCAATATCGCCCTCCCTTTCGTGTCCGTCCCTTCTACGTCAGCGAGCATCGACTTCATCCACCTCTGAGGCGTAACAAGCTCATACGGTGTTTTGAGTGTGGCGATACACCCTTCCAGCATTCCAAATGAGCGCCCGAAAGAAAAAACGCTTACAACTCCTTGGCCGGGACGCGAATTTACCTTCTCGAGTATGACTTTTGACCTTTTGGAATACGGCTTGATTAAGTTCACTAGATGCGACAAGTGAAGCTCCTTTCTTTTCCCCACTTTTATCGTTGGGAAATCGGAACTGAGTATCGAACGACCGGCGTGGTCTACTATGCCGATGGCACCGCTCAACCCGGGATCTAGCCCGATATAGAAGTCATATTTTTTATCTTCTCCAACCATTGGAACTCCTCTATGTGAATGAGGCATCTGTATCGGGCCATGCCTCCCTGCGCCCGCCAGTGTTGCTTTGTGATCAAGGGAGATACGCGGCAAGCACTGACTTCCCGAGATTCACGCCTTACTCGGGCTGGCGACCGTGGAAAGCGAAACAACACACGTTGCGAGTTATTACTCAACGTAATCGCTGTCCACGGATTTAGAGTCACTGCTATGCAGCGCTGTTGGGATTGAGTTCATGTTGCCTCGCTTGCCATGCCGTGGCAATTTCTTTGAACTTTTTCCCTGAGACGGGCAACTTGAAATCAGCGCCGCACTCCTTGCACTGCCTGTGCGTTTTTTTGATATATTCCATCTTGCTGCTACCGCATGACCCACATTGGTCGTGCTTGCAATCCGAAAGATGCCATTGGATCGGTAAATCCAAGAACAATTGATCAGCCATTTTTAACACCTCCTATCGTTGGCGGTTTTGGTGTAAACCCCAAATGTATTCAGTCTCCAAATCATTCACCCAACCAAGTTCCTTCAGCCGATCTCTGACATCTTCAGGCCAACGAGATTTGTTTTTGAAAAGGACCATGAACAACCATTTGACTTGCGGTTCCGTCACACGACAGTGCGTCAAACCAAGTCCGGTTTTTTCAATCATCTCTTCTACAAACTCCTTCGCTTTGTCGGACAACCTGCTTTCTGGATTCTCGATAACATAGACAAGTGCTTTTAGTGCCACTATGGACCTGTCGTATTGTGTTACTTCTGAAATAACATACTGCATTGGGTCAAACACGTTCACTTGTCAATTGACCCCTGTTCCGTTTCCATAGCCAGAGTAACGCGCTCCAAAAATTTCACCGCTGGAGTTGAGCCACTCGAGTCCCCATGATTTTTTATCCATGCAAGTAAGCAGCATATTACTGCTTGCTGTAGATCCACATCGTGCTTTTCTTGAAATGACTTCCAGCCAATCTGATGGCCTTCTCTGTGGTGACCATTGCACAATGGCACTACCGCGTAGTCCGTGACTTTCATGCCCATGCCTTTTTGGGTCACTCCTTGGATGGAGTGATGGTGGGCATCGACTGGAAAGCCAGTATCACCGCAAATCCAGCAGTGATTTAACTCGCTGACGTACCGGAGGTACTTTTTGTCACGGACTGGTTTACCCATGCCCTTTCACCTCAAAACCACGTTTGTACGATTGCGCTTGGCTTCTATTGAGGCCAGAAACAATTGGTGTCGCTTCTCCGAAAAACACTACACCTCGATGGCTTTTCGGCAGATCCGATTGGCGGAACACTGCCCAACTGTAAAGGTCATCTCCATTGTATTTTCTGGTTGTGTACTTGGATGTCATGCGCTGCCCGCTTCAACTGTCGCGTAAGGTCCACACGCAGGGCAATCAGATTTAGAAAACACAACACCGCATGGATCGGGTGGTTCTACACCAACACTTTTTCGAACATCTTGGGCCAATGGTGCTGTATGACGTATCGCTCCAGTTCCTTTGCAGTCATCGCACTTCCAGAAAATGCCACCCAATTTAACGACATCCGAGTGTTCTTGTAACTCGGTTTCGCACGCCTCGCATGGACCAAGTGGGATTTTTTCCGTCGATCTTAGCTCACCAAGTTTTTCTACTTTTGCTTCGCAGCACTTTTTCGCCGCACTCATGTCCCCAATGAACACTTGATTGCACCCAGTGCATTTGTGCTTTAGCGAATGAGCGCCAACGAGAAGGATTTCGTTCATGTCCAACCCGCACCGATAACAGTACGTCAAGCGAGGGTTCAATCCTTCCGTGGGGTGCAGTGATAGCGTTTTGTCGTCATCATTCATCACTTTCCTCCGATCTGCTTCACCGAGTCGAGATCGGGGTCTGGCTCGTAGTTCGGACCTCGAGTCACTTCACATGATTCGATGCCTTCCACTTCATCGACCAACTCCTCCTCCACTTCGAGGACTGAGATCACATTTATGTCTTCGTGATCTTTTCCCACCGGGTGACTGCCAAGGTAAATGACGGCAGCATCCCCGCATTTGAACTTGTGCCCAACTGACCGTGCGTCCATGACTGCTGAAACGTCTCCAATCTTGAAGTACCCGTATGTGTTGTCATTAACCAAAACACGGAATTCTTCTTTCTTTCCTTCCAGTTTCCCGCTTACTGAAATCTGGCAATCAAATTCCGATTCAGTCCCATTCACGCACGGAGCTTTCATCCAATGGACACGCACTTGCTCGCCAAGCAAGCCAAACAACGATTTTGAAAACTTTTCCAAACTGCAATACATTGACCTTCCTCCTTGTTGAAAATGCCCAGCTTCACCCGTTTGTTCGCCACGACCTTGCTTGGAAAAATCAAAAACAAGCTGAGTCGCTGCTGGGCGGGCTACTATTTGGAGCCCCTGTAGCGTGAGTACCGATTCATTGCGCCGGCTACAGGGACACACGGTGTGCTCATGTTCAATGTCAGGCGCAATCTCCAACCCATTCCATTTCAGTTGCCTCCTTTTGACTTAGATTCAATCTCTTTGAATTTGACATCGGACCACGAATTAATCGCTTTGCCAAAGGTCCCAATCACACTCAAAGCGACAGTCACCCACGCCAAGTCCAAAATGAATTCTGAAAATTTCCACCAATCCATCATCACTCCTTCGCTTGCGCTTCCGCTCGATCCCACGGGGCCTTCGGGTTTCCGATTTTCCAATCGTGTTCCCATCGGCTTCTCATTATCTTGATTGAAACAAGAGGCACTCGGTGGCCTGTTCGTACGGTCCTCATGGCTAAATCCTCGTCCGACAGACCGGAATCAAACAAATCAACAACGAAAACCCGGGCGCAGTACTCGCTAGCAATCTTAAAATACGGCTCAAGCTCCCATCTTTCGCTGAATGTGTTTGCAACGGCTGCCGACTGACCATGATTCAGCGCGTGCGCGGCATTGGTTTGGCACCAGATATGCGCTTCAGGCAGCTTGTCCGGGGCAAAGATGTATTGATCATCCACCATGAAAAAATCGTCAGCAGCAAATACTCTAGCGCTTGTTGGGCTGCCAATGAGATCAGCGAACCCATGCATTAGCTGCTTTGCGAATGTTGTTTTGCCAGACCCGGGCAAACCCCTAACAAGAACCAAATCCAAACGACCAACTGTTTCAGTCATCTTCAAACACCTCCGATAAAGAATTGTCTACCTTTGCTTCACTACCGGGTTCTTCAGCCGCGAAGTACCCGTACGACGACATGAAGTCTGCACAGATGTATTCCAGACAGACGCCGTGCCATGTTCGTTTTTTGACCTTTTCATGTTGGTCGTCATATTCAAGGAGCATTGAGCGAACAACCTGTAAGGCGTTCCGAACAACTTCCCGCTGTTCCTTGGTTATCCTGAAACGCAACCACAGCCAGTCGGCGTCAGATTTGCTTTCAGATGGGGGCGCGGCATCGTGTTGAGGTTCAATTGCATTTAGACGCGCTTTTTCGATTTCATCTCCATCGATGTCAATATCCAAAGGCATGATCGCCACATTTTTGACGTTTGCAAAAGCACCACACTCTCCACACTCAAGTCTCAGATAGCCCGTTCGCCACGGCTTCGCGTTGAAGTCATTCCCATTCCCACACGTCATACAATTCAATGCTGTAACTCGCTTAGTCATCGTATATCCCTGCTTGATTGTCTGGGGTGAATGGATTCACCGAATACCTCAGCGACTCTTTGTCGAAATGGAGCACGATGTTTCCTTCTTCACCGTAATCACTCCTGACTTTCAATGTCGTTAAAAGCATTCTGTTCAAGTCATCATCTTTATCGGTTCGAACGTGTGTTCTTTTTCTATGGCATCTAATGACCCCATCGGCGTATTGCTTGATGCCTGAAGACCCGCGAATGTCGTCCAGTTCGATGAGCATTGGCTCACCCGTTTTCGGGTTTTTGGGCATCTTTTTAGGGTGACATACGAGCCCTATCCAAATATCCAGCTTGTGGGACATATCCACGATTTCCTGAATGGCTTCGTCTTGATCAGCATAGTCGTCTCTTGCCCTTACGAAGTAGTCCAAGTGGTCCAAAACAACGTGCCTGACTCCCAACCGCCTGACGGCATACTCAACACGTATCGAAAGCTCCGATCTATCCATTCGCCCCGATTGTCGGAACGTGAACAAGTTCATTGATTTCAAAACCTCTGCGCTGTAATCGAACTCAGACTCTTCCATGTCTCTGGCTCGACGCTTTCCAATCATAGAAATTAGTTTCTGGGCTATTTGCCGAGGTTGCATTTCCGGTGGAACGAATAAAGTGGGATTCCCCGTGACAACCAAATTCCTTACCAAGTCCGTCAAAAACGTTGTCTTTCCAGTCCCAGTGTCCCCCGTGAAAATCCAAACCTCACCACCGCGCAATCCACCACCGAGCAATTGATTCAAGGGCTCCCACTGCGTTTTCGTGCCGGAATTTTTTGGGTCCAATACGTCGCGCGCTTCATCTGCGAAATCCCCCATCCGAACCACATCCCCCGCGCAAGGGACTGCTTTGCCGATACATTGTTGAATGATCTCTTTTGGAATCTTGTGCTCCAAACACGCTGAAGCATCTTTTTCCGGTAGTGTTACTATGCTGCATCGGTAATGACCGAGCTTCTCTGCCGCAAGAGCGGCACCTTTTATTCCAGCATCGTCGTTGTCGTAAACGAAGATTATTTCGTCAAATATCGAAAGGTCCTCCAACCATGAGTCGGGCCAAGAACCCGCTCCAGCGGTAACGGAAATACATGGCTCGAACCCATATTGGTGGAGTGCAACCGCGTCGAGTTCCGCTTCGGTTATGAATACCTTCCGGTAGTCCCCTTCTTTCATTGCTTGGTCGAGCCCAAACAACTCTGTCTTACCGCCTTTTAGCCGTTTCCACTTCGGACCATCTTCAAAAGGTCCGCTTCCGACACGTCGTAGCTTAACCAGTGCAGGGGAACCATCTTTGAACGATGGCAAAACAACGTACTCCCGCCCTTGTTCCATTGCAGACCCGATTTCAAACACATCCAAGGCGTCTTTGGTAAAACCACGCGAAGCCAAGTAGTGCATCGCTGGATTGTCCGGGTATCCGAATAAGACCTTTGTGGCTTCGGCAACGTAAGCGGAAAACTTTGCTTTTATGTTATCGGATAAGCCGTGTTCTGATTTCGACGCGGTTGTCTTGTGACGCGCCGAGATGTCTTTTATGGACTGGCTGTAAACGGGTGCTGGCAAATCGCCCAACTCGCGTCTCAGCGTGACCATGTTTCCGTTTTTGTTGCAACACCATGTGTGGAACACTCCACTATCCGCATTGATATAGAGCGGTCGTTTTTTTCCACCACTTTTTGACTTGCCGTACTTCTGCCCGCAAAAAGGGCAGTCGAATATCAACTCAAGACCGTTGGTGTTGTTTTCTGTGGCCTTGAGAGCCCAACCTTTCTGGTGGGCGTATGTGGTTATGTCGGACTGCGACATTCGGTTTCTCCTCATCAAAAAGGCGCATCGTCCAATGAAATGGAATGCTCTGTCATTTCTTTTTCAGCTTGCGAAAACAGTTCATCGGTTTCGGTTGTGACGGATGCAGTTGTTGTTTGTGATTTCATTATTCCAGCTTCAACCCGCTCGTCAGATGCAAACATGGTTAAAAACTCGTTTGCGTTTGCGTTGTCTCGCCACCATTTGTCGCTGTGATACCCGGTCAAACACTCACGTAGTTGCTCGAGTGACCAGTTTTTCAAGCGAGCTCTGGCTTTGGAAATCCTCTTTGGCGTGACTCTGGACTTGCCCGAACGAAACAGCTTACTCCATTCGCTTATCAAGCTATCTGCTTGACCATCGTTCACTGGTGGTTGCTTTTTCCTCGGCTTTCGTTCAGGGGTTGGCTTTTCGGCTGGTTTCGCGTTTGGAGTGAACAAGTGCGATACTGGAATTTCTGAGATTTTAGCTTCCAAAAGTTTTCCAAGCTCCAACCCGTATGTTTCGCACTCCTCTTGAACGCGCTTTGCTACGTCTGGTTTCGAAAGCAGCTTTTTGTTGTGTGCAAACCAACCGTTTTTGAAACCATCACTTTCCAGCGTTATGACTTGCCGGACTGCCGCCAAAGTGAATTTCCACGAACCTTGCTGTTCTTTGAAGAACGTTTTCACCCACATGAGGTGTTCGTCACCGTCGTAGACGATGAGATCACGCTGCTCCAGTTCCACCATGCCCACGAGAAGACGTTTCGCGTCCATTCGCGACTCAAAGCACGCAACGTCCAAATGAAGCCGGTAGACGCCAGATGCTTGCGTGTGCGTGTTGCAACACAGGTAAAAATAAAGACCCATCGCGTCGAACGACAAACCAAGTCTGTCGGGGTCCGACCAATATTCGTCATTCCACAGACGTTTCGCCATTGGAACCCTCTTTACTGTCTGCTTCATCGGCCAAATCACTGCAGTGTTTCACCAACTCCTGCCACTTCAAGACACCAAACTCGCTACACCCCTCTGCGTTGTGATGAGCTTCAAACTCAAGCTGCCTTGCGCCCGTGAACGAAGAAGACAATTCCTTTGTTTCTTTGTCCACTTTATCTAGAAGCTCTTGTGTGCCTTCATCCGTACTCACCAAGCGCTCTGGATATCCAAACGGAACAATTACGCCGGGAGGTAAACAAAACAGGTGATACTGATTTGCCGTGTCCACAAGCCGCTTCTCACATGGGAAAAGTTGCACCGCTTCACACGCCGTCCCGCAAAGCTCGTTTTTGATTCTCTGGAAGTCTCTCCAGTACCCCTTTATTGCTTTTTTGTCGAGCCGCTTTATCGATAAGTGCGCCAAAGGAGGATTTCTTCGCGAATCGACAGGAACGCAATAACGAACTCCAACCTGATAGCGGCTGTTTACCCACACTTCATCTTCGCCGGAAAGTTCTTTTATCTTTTTCGGCACATCGACTTGTTTGAATTGCGTCCAAGTTGGGTTCTCTTTTTTCATGTGACGCTTGCTTTGTTTCGATGTCTTGTTCGGCATTGCCATTTTCTCCAATCGCAGGGCGTTGGCGGGACAACACCCGCCACAACCCCACGCATTGAGCACCGTTCATTGCTTCACTAGAACGGAATGTCGTCGTCGTCGGGTGGTACGATGCCCGGTTGGACCCCGGAAACCGGAGCCGACGGAGATGCTGCACCGGCACCCGAATTGCCACCGCTATTTGCGTTTGCCGCTCCAAGTGCCAGTCCATCGACTTCTGAATTCGTGAGCCGGTAACATTTTCGGACTTCGTTTCTTGGTTCCCCTCGAAACTCCGTTTGGCTAACTTGCACCGCAAGCGACTTCCCCATGAATGCCCCGGTGACCGCTTCTTCGGAATCCAGATCGAACTTCTCGGAATGGGAACACGCCGAGCAAAACTCTCCCCACATTCCATACGCGGACTCAACCACGGTCAGTCTGTGGAAAACCGAAAGCCCTTTGTTCGGGACACTCAACCGAAGTGAGTAGTAGTAATTGCCGTTTTTCGACGGCCCTTTCTTGGTAACGTCAGCTACCGTGACAACGTATCTGCCCGTTGGGAGCACATCCGGTATTTGGCTGTGCCCTTGAGGGTCAAAAATTTGCGACATGATTCTCCTCCTTGTTGCAAAACGTACGCCTTAAAAAACAAACACGAGTCCACGCTCATTCGCGGACGAGTTTGATTACTCGAGTTCCAATTCTGATTCGCTGTTGGCCTCTTCGGCCTCGACTTTCTTTTTCTTGGGAGCTTTCTTTTTCTTCACTTGGGTTTCGTCTGCTTTGCGCTCAGACTCCGTTGCGAGTTTCAATGCTTCGTTCATGTCCAGCATCATTATTGGCGGCAAACCCTCGTGGGCCTTGACTATCACCCTGTCGTCACTTTTGTCCCAACAAACTTTGTACTCAATTTCGCCGCCAGACCCGGTTTTAAAAGCATACCCGCAAGCGTGAACCATGCCCATCAACTTGCCAACTGACTTGCGCCCAACCATCTGTGGCCGAACCAAGGTACGCATGGACTCCCCATCAGAATCTTGCGTTTCCTCTGCGAGACAAACATAAACAACACTGACTGGCAAATCCCTGAATGCGCGAAACAGGTCAAATGACATATCGATTATTCGGCCCCACTCGGAAATCGATGGCGTAACGTTCTTGCTTGTTGAAAGAACTTGTCGTTTCGCCATAGACATCACATCGGTCGCACTGTCCAATGCGACTGCGCGAATGCCGTTTTCGATCGCTTTGTCTCTGATTGTCAAATACACCTGACGCAACTCGTCCCACGTTGTGACTGGGAAAAGAATTGCCTCTGGATTCGACGCCTTCACAGTTGAAATGTGGTGCCGTTCGCTCAGAACAACGGCAACGTTTGTGATTTTTGAAACGGAAGTTGTTTTGCCAACACCACTGTGACCAAACAAAACGAAATTTCTCTTTGTTGAACCTTCGTGGTTGCCTGCGCTGACAAATTCAAGATAGTTACTCACGTCAACACCTCCTAGTGCCGTTAGTTCGTTTCAGTTTCGCTTTCATCCGTTTCGCTTTCATCCGTTTCGGGAATAAGCGGAACCCCAACATCTCCATCGCCAACCAAGCTCAGTTTCATCCCAACCGACTGGGATATCTCTTCTGCCATTTTTTCCTTCTCTTCGTCGTCCAACCCATCGACTAGCATATCCAGAACGTTTTTGAGGTTCTCCGCGTCCTTGTTGGCTGGGTCGTCCAACAAGCCCGCCACGGCACCCAACGGGAACAGTGCCGACATGAGGAGTTCCAAGTCAGCTATGTCGCTGATCGGCATCCGTTCAGCCGGCAATTCAGCCAGCATTTTCAAATAATTGTAAATTGCCTTCCCAATGAGAAAGTTTCCCCTTGGGCTGTTTGCAATTTGTCTTGCTTTGAACACGTCGTCCGTCTCTCCCGGCAAGCGGTCTACAACCGGCCCTTGCATGATTGCCACGTTACACCTCCTCTTCGTCTAGCTCAGCGATGGTTTGTTCGCCAAGCGCATAGTCCGCTGTATTGACCAGCGCAAGCCTCAGGTCCGAATGGACTTCCTCTAAAAGTCCCGAATCAGGTCGCTTGTTTCTCGCTCCCAATGGAGTGATTTTAGTCGCTGATTCAGCAAGTGCGTGTGTGATTACATTGGACAGGGCAACTGCCTGACCGAGCGAGAGCTGCAAGTGTATTTTTTGTTGTTTCATATCAATGTCAAAAATTCGTTTCTCTAGTCCAGCTAAAGCTGCCACATGATCTCCTAAAACGGTGCTGGCGCAATACCGGAAGTTGATTCCTGCTGAATTTCAACGGGACCTTCCCCTCCGATTTCATTGAACATCAATTGGATTCTCTCTTCATCATCTATGCCCCCGTATGGATCTACGCAAATGTCCAGAAATTCGCACCTGCGCCCCAACGGATTGCATTGATTCGTGCTTCGACGCCAAGCGTTTGCTTCGTGACCGGCATCGATTTCTTTGGTCACCGCAACGGCATCACTCAACCATTGTTCGATGACGGAACTTTGCGGTTGAGTATCCACGCGGAACAAAAACGCATCGCCTTTCTTCGACAACATCGCAAGCTGGTCTTCGTAATCAGTGAACACTTGGTTTGCATCGCGCAACGCATTCGTGAAAACCTTGTACGTCGTATCGCACGACGCTTTGGAAATGGTTCCGTTTTTCAAAACCTTGGGAACCGATGGGATCTTTTTCCGAAGGAAGTTGTACAAAAATCCAATTTGGGGAGCTTTGTCTTTGAACTCTGCCAATTTGTTCCGGTCAACAGATATTGAAATGTCGTCGCTGTCGGAATACATGGCAGTCCGAATGGCGTACAGGTACGCCCACGATTGAGGGGACATTTCGTAAGTGCGCTTGGCCGCTTGCGGCGAATACGCGGCAGTTGTTTTGTGGTCAATGACAATGATCCTGTTCGATGATGGCTCGTACACAAGCAAATCGATTGCCCCAGTCAACCTCCACCCCGGGGCAAGGGTGTTTGAAAGCGGGATGTCGAACACAACTTCCGTTCCAAGAATCACCCAGTCCCCCATGTCCCCTTGATACTTGTCTATGTATCGAGACATCATGCTTCTTGCGAGTTCAGATGCTTTTTCGATGGCTTCTTCGTCAAATGACACTTGGTCTTGCAAACCCTCTTGCTCGCATTCGGACAACTTTTTGGACATCCCTTCTTCCCACTCAGTGATGAGTCCTTCGTGTATGAAGTTGCCTTTGTAAAACTCTTCCAAACATGAGTGGACCAGCGTGCCAAACACCAACGGCATTTTCGGGGCCTTGGGTCGAAGCCGTCGGACACGGGAGTAGTAATACTTCCGTGGGCATTCGCAAAACGATACCATTGTGCTGTTTGACAGTATTTTGAATTGGTGGTCACTCACTTGATGACCCCGCTTCGGTTCCAGTTCCATCGCAACCAACGCACGTTGTATTGTGAGCTTGTGCTGGATCACGTTCCCCGCGAATCTCTGCGGAACCGTCTGTCCAACCAGAACCACCGCAAATCCGGCAATCGTTAGTGGACTTTACAGCGGACGTTGGCCTCAACTCCTCAAGCGCAATGCTTGGGTTTATGAGCTTGAACGGCCCATCCATGCCGAAAGCCGCCGCGATGGTACACAGTGTCTTGACCGTGATGTTTTCGCTTTGATTCATAATCCTCGACATCCCGCTCGTGGATAGCCCGTTTTCGGCGCAAAACCCGCGAAGGGACTGATTCCTAAGCGTCAACGACAAACTGATTCTTTCGCTCAAGGTCGCCATCAAATTGTCAGTCATTACCGAAGCCGCACTTTCATGCTTTCGGTCGTGATCTACGTCAAAATTGTCTTGCATACTTCCTCCTATTCACCCAAAACCAGATCCAGTGCGCCTGAATCGTTGTTCAAGGTTCCTTTCCAAGTTTTGTCTGCCAACTTATCGATGGTTTGTTCCCACCCGCTCGACGCACCAATCAAAACCCCGTAGCACGTCACTTCATGCTGTTCCCTAAATTGACGCCAAAGTGTTTCGCAATCTTCGTCAATGTCACACTCTCCATCCGTTATGAATATGATATCTGCTCGTTTGAATTCGTTTGGTCGGTCGGTTGTTTCTTGTTCACGGTCGCTGTATTGCCCTCGCGACAAAATTTCCATCGAACTGATCAATGGTCTTTCCCACGAAGTTCCCCCGCCTGAAAACGTGCGGACAATATCCAGCATCGAATTCATTTTGGCTTGTTGGCTGTCGCCCTTCACGACGAAGCGTGTCAGTTGAACTTCTCCATCGAACAACACGGCTGCAAACGGACGGTTCTGTGAAACCGCTTTGTGCATGAGCGCAAACGCCATTGCTTTCGACCAAATTTCCCTGTGACCATCCATCGAACCAGATACGTCCACGCACGCAATGATTGGTCCCTTCCCAAGCGTTTCTCTGTCTTTCAGCGACCATTGCAAAAGCTGTTTTTCAACGTACTTCGACATGAACAACGCTTTGAGTTCTTTTTTGTTCGCCCATGCGTACTGGTGCGGCAAAAGCCGACGGAACTCGGCACCAAGTTCCACGTCATCGATTTCCGCTGTACTTGCGCGGGCCTTGGTAGCGCGTTTGGTTCCATCGATTCGAATGAAACGACCTGCAAGATTCATTATTTCAGCAAACTTGTGATCGTCCATGACGCGCTTTGCGAGGGCGATTCTTTCTTGAGCAGATACTTTTGTGATTTGACCGGATGAGTCTCCCCATCCCATCACTTCGGCCAACTTCTGCTCTTCGTCGATTTTCTCTTCTGCATCATTCGCAGCAGAACGAATCGCTGTTCTCAAAGCCGATTCATCTATTGAAGCATTGAATTCGTCCAATTCCTTATCTATCCGGTCGGCTTTGTGCATGGCGCACCGGACTCCAGTTTCCAATTGTTCAAGTTCACCCGGGTCGTTCCCGCTGTATTCGGACAGCGCATCTTTTGCGTCGTCAATTTCGTCAGCAGCTTTGCCGAGATCCATGTTGTCGTTTGGTGCTGGTATGTTGCGTAGCACTTGTTCCGCAATGACCGACGCCGCCATTCCCGCGAAGACCTTATCCCCGCGTGTCCGGCTTATCAGCGGCTCCCATTGTCGGACCGATTGCGCCGCATCATGCGCCACCCGTGCCCAATGCGATTGCTTTGGAAGCTCCGGGTTTTCCAATGGGTTGTCAGATGAATACAACCGTTGAAACAACTCACGGTAAAACGCCTCCAACCCCGGGAGTCGCTCTTGTTCTTCCTCATACGGAACCGGCATTGCAAGACCCGACTTGATGAGGTTTTTGTACTGATAGCGGGACCATTTCAACGCCCGATGAACTTGGTCTTCCGTGTCAGCAAGCAACCATTCGTCATCGGTATTGGACGGCCTGAGATTGATTGTTCTTTCGTTTGTTGATTCACTCATTGAACCACCTCAATCCAATCCGCGACCACGAAAAATCTCGTGGTTCAGCCGTTCTTGCAAATCAGTCCACATTTGGCGAATGCCGCCAATCAGCGTGTCAACCGAACCCGATACCCGGTCTTGCCGTGACGAAATCACCGATGCTTGCTTTCCGATGTTCTCTAGTTGCTCCAATATGGTGGACCCACCATCCAAAAATTCAGCGCGACTCTCTTTCGGGTTTGGAAGCTGTGAAACCAGTTCCTTCGCGGCGTCATACAACTCCTGCACTTCGTTCAAGACCGGATTGGCGATTTTGCTGACTACACGGACGATGGTTGGCTTGTCTTCTGGTTTTCCCCAAAGGAGGTCTGCCAAAATTTCGAACGATTCAACTTCCAGTTTGCCGTACCCGGACAAGACCGAATGCGCCGCCAGAATTGGTACGGTTTGTCTCCAACGCCTATCGCTGTACTCCAAACCTTCGTTCTTCAGCGCCTCGCTAATTTCAATCAGCGCGTCTTCAAATTCATCGTTGTCGTTTTCAAGGAACGCGGCGACTTTCGACCGAAGCTCTTCGAGTGATTTCGATGAAAGCGTGCATTGTGGATTGGGTGCTGGTCCGAACACGATTCGTTTTCTGTCAGCCGGATCTCCAGCCCACTTCACGTTGAGTCGAACCATGAACCTGTCGTAAATGGCATTCAACGTGTCGTCTTCTGGGAGTTCGTTCGATGCAGTGATCATCGTTTCCAGCGGAACGTCCTCGACAACCAACCCGTTGTGAAACTTGCGTTCGTTGACCACACATAGGAGCGTATTCAACAATGCGTGATTGCACTTCCACACTTCATCCAAAAGAACGACCTCGCACGTTGGAAGGTACCCTTCCGTTTTGCGATAAAACTCGTCGTTCATCAGCTTGGTGACGCTGTACGGACCAAGCACTTCATCTGGCAGCGTTGTTTTGGATACGAGGTACTCGAAATACGTTTTCCCGAGTGCCTTCGCGATTGCCCTCGCAAGCATTGACTTTGCAGTGCCCGGTGGGCCGAGGATGAAAACGTGCTCTTTTGCCAGAAATGCCGCCATTATTGCGACAATTTCACTGCGCCGGTCCACGAAGTGCTTGTCGAACTCATTTATGAATTCGATCACTTCAACTTGGCAATCTTCTGGTTGTTCGCTTTGCTCGGTTCCGTCGATACTGACAATTGTTGCGTCCGTCATGGACTCCTCCTTGTTGCACTTCAAATTCCGATGGGTCAATCAACTCGCCAGCCCTCATCGAAAAGTTTGTCTGCAGTAACCGGTCTCGACAACGCTGAAACCGCTTCATGCGAGTCCAGCGTTCCGTAAATGTTTGCTCCTTCCAAAATGCCTAGCTTGAAGCCGCCACCTTGCGTTTTCATGAAATTGGAAACCAAAACAGCGGTGACTGGGAGTTCCAGACCACCTTCCGAAACTTTCTTGAGTGGGCAACACGCGATCCCGTTGAATTTGAACTTCCAACGCAATGGATTTTTCATCCACCCAACGTGCCTGTCTTTGTTCGAAGACAAAATGAACATTGAACCTCCAAAAACGGGATGGGACTGCTCTGAAGCGGCAAAAGTATTAAAAATAACACAACAAAACAGCCCCACCCCTACCGACAACAGCGCGAACAACGCTGTATCTAAAACGGTGCCGACGCGAGGTTTCGCTGAACAACATCTATCGGTTGTTCATTCTTCAAAACCTTGCCCAACTCATCCATGACACGCTGCGTAGCGTTTACCATGTTTTTTTGTTCGACACCAAGAACGGTTGCCCACATTTTGGACTGATTCATCAGTTCCTCTGCGCGGGTAATCCTTTTCTGTAGTGTGGAATCACGCGGGGCATCTACCCACTCTTCGACCTCCTCTTTGAGCTTTCGCAACTTTGTCGCGATGTCCTCTTCTGCCGACTCGGCAACCCATTCGCGCATCGCTTTTGTGTCAACGATTGGAATGAGGTTTATTCGACCACCGAGTGCGGCAATTGCGCTTCGGAGTGCAATCAAACCGGGACCACCGCCCATCCTGACGAACCGTTGACCCCGCTGGACCGGAATCGACCCGAGCGCGATAAGCTCATTCTTGATGAATGTTCCAACCGTTTGAGTCGCGAACGTGTCTTCTGCGGTCCTGCGGTCAATCAGTTCCTTGGCGTGTGAAAACACAAAACGTACGCGCTCCAAAAACGACACTTCGTCACCTGTGGACGTTGTTTCGTTCGAAGTTGGGTCCATGTTGATGCATGCTCTCCCGTTGATGATGGAAACCAAAAGTCTGCCAACCCTGCTATGGGCGTCATTTTCCCGGTCGTACTCATGCAACGAGTACATCGTGTAAAGCGATGTTTTGTCCGCAACTTCGAGCCGAAGACGCTGCGATTTCGGAAGTGCGTTGACTGCCTCGCTCACACTTCGTTCTGCCCACGTCAGCTTGCTTGGAGCTTTCGGTATGGCAGATTCGAAATGAGGACAATGGGTGGTCAACTCTTCTTCAAAACGAGCGGCGGTTGGCTCAATACCGCGAAGGTTGTACCCAACGAGGTGACCGAGGATCACTAAGTCCTTAACGTCTCCGATGAGCGCGTCAAGTTGACTTTGCGTATCGACAACCGCTGGGTGTTCACTCTTGCTGGCATTGGACTCTGGCATGAAACACCTCCTTGTTTTCACTGCCCTTGTTCTTTGTCGCCATGCCGGGATTGCCGACACCCCGATATGTTCGCACGGGTGGATAGATAATGCAACCATAAAACAACGTTTATGTGAAAAAAAACAAAATCGTCGTGACGCAAAGCAATTGCATGAGGGTCGCGTTTTTGTCCATTGGTGCGACCGGGTGGGCGCGTTGCACCCGACGCCGTTGCTTGGACAGTGCTTTAAAGACCGGTTTTTCCTCATGGAATCGCGGTTGTAGACTGGGTGGGGTAGGGTTTTGAAAACGCCGGGTTTCTGGTAAAAAGACTCCAGAGGGTCTCCAGCAAGGAATTAGCTGTTTTGTGCCGTTCATTCCCAACCAAATTCCTACTATTCCTTCTCCATGAGATGGGTTTGTACGACGTTCGATGTGCTTCGGTCGCAGATAATGGATGTTGCTGTGTGCGGCACTCAGGTCATTTTGGCAATCATGTTAGCGGGGATGAGGAAACTTTTTGGATCTGAAAGCATGAATTCTTTATTCAGCAATGGTTGTTAAAGACTCACACGTAGTGGTCTGATCCGTTTAAGCCTCAACGAAGCTTTAACTACGGAGCTACGCTTTGAGGTCTTTTCCAAAGTTTCGAATTCAAGTCCAGTTTCGCGAGTCAGCCTACTCAATTGCTAAACTTAACGGCTGCTGAAAGAAATGAATGAAATCTGGGCCGCCGTCCTCTTATTTGTGGCTCGACCTCTTTCTTCGCTGAGCGCTGTTTGGTGAAGCTTGCTCGAGTGTAATTCGAAAAGGCTGGTTGGAGTCCCAATCTTGCAACACCTGCTGTAAATCAATTCTGTACTGTACTGTTCTGTTCCGCCCGCGGTCGCTATCGGTGGGGTATCTATACCGTATCGAGGATGAATCTTGGCACGCAGGCGAGATTGGCACGGAGGCGAGACAATTTTACAAATCGGAGGTATAACTGGACGACATCATTCGCTGCAGTTTGGCGGTTGGTGGGTCAACGGCGTCTGCGGTACCCCATTCCCCGAAAGCCGTGGTCGTCGTTGATTTTTTGGATCTTGACTTGGCTGAGTCCAACATGGTACGCTACGAAACGTAGCGTACGAAATTGGCTATCGACGGGCGTTTCTTTCGCTTGTCCAATTCGAATGCGCTCTATCAATCACAAATTGAACGCTGACATTTTCCGAGTCGCACAAATGGAAAAGGTCGGTCACCAAATCGATGATCAAGTCCACCGCGGTTGGGGATTTCTGGGGCCTCGTTTGCGATTTGCTGTATGCCCTTAATATCTTCGATGCCGTTCGGGACACGGCTTTCACCGCACCAGTCAACTCCATGTTGGGTCGCTCCATTTTCCATTCACCTCCGGTTGTGCCCGCGAAGGGCGTTCATTTACATGAGCAGCGTTTCAAATTGACCGTTGCTCGCATTGTTCGTTGTTTTGCGTCGAATGGTATTCGGTTGAACGCGAAATCGCGAGCAACGCAAAATGCTTGTGCCGGTTTTAGTCATCATCGGTTGTTTGTTGTTGCGCTTCCGTTGCGATGGCTGCGTACACGTTGATGAGGTCTTTCGTTGCGAATGCGAAAGCGAATATCGCGGCCCAGAATGATTGCAACAAAATGCCGCAACCAACTGCGAACGCGAGTGGAATTAACAACGGTGTCAACAGCGGCCAATTGACGAAATACCGCGGTGCTGTGACGTATTGCGTCTCCGTTGGTTCGTTGGACTCACCGGAAAAACATTCCCGAAGCAAACTGGTTGCCCGTTCATTGCCATCTGACGCCAACGCCCGAAGCACCATGAATTGGGCTTCTGTCGGGTATTTGCCCTCGGAAATTCTTCGTTCCGCATAGGCAACGACACCGGACAACTGCTTCGGCACTCGTTGCGAATGTTTCTTTCTTTTACCCATTGTAAACCACCTTTGGCGTGCTCCGCATTTGTCGGCACGTTGCCCGTCCATTGTAAAAAACGGACAAACGCCGTGCTCGGCAAATGCGTTGCAGCCATTCCGTATCAATCCCCCGTTTTTCGGTCCAAATCGCCGCGTGGAGTGTTGTCCACGGTGACGAGCTTGGACACCCAGAATTTATCGCAAACGGAACACGAGCACTTGTACACATGGCGCTCGCTAACGTTACGCGGACTCAAAACAATCGGACGATGAATGCACTGCACAATATGTCTCCCTCATGGATGCCCGATGGCAGCCAATGCAATGGAATGTCGACTTGCCGCTCCCCGTCCAATACAACCGCCCAGTCGCCCTCGATCCGGTCAACGTGGTTGTGCTGATGGGCGGGAACATCACTATGATGCCCCGGTGGGACGTAGTGCGGTATTGTGTTTCCCAAAAGCGCCGCCAACAAAATAAGCGTGTTCATGCCGTCACCTCTTGGAACTGACGGTTGAAACGCTCCTTCAATTGCTGAACACTCGGCTCGAGTTCCGCTTCCGTTTTGGATGCTTCACGGATCTCTCGTGCCTCTTTGGTTTCGATTGGCTTGCCATCGCGCTTGATGACCACGCCTCGTCGTCGGATAACTGTCATTGCAAAAACCTCCTGCCGGTTCCCAAAAACCGGCTCAATTTGTCGAACCCGACCCCCTTGTGGGGGCCGACGCATTGGGCCTAATCGACAATCACCGCGTAGCGTAATTGCAATCCGCGCATTGCATACGCTCCTCTTGACTTGCCGCGTGGGTATCAGCGGGACTTCCGCATGAACACAACGCAACCGGCTCGATACCCGCACACTTGTCGCACGCAAGCTCTTCGGGGGGAACGTCACCGCATTCGTCTGGCGTCATTTCCCGCTTGCATTCGGTGCAGCGGTACATTTGACGTTTTACTTCCAAAACCCGTTGTCCCAAATCCCCGTCGTCCCGCAACGCGGAAGCACCGTCAAACCCATATTTGCTCGCATGGCCCGCTGTGGCAATTTCCGTGACCAAGTTCTGCAAATAATTGAGATTGTCAATTTTCCGTGTTTTCCCGCTCGGACGAACGGGGCCACGAGTCATCGCAAATGCGAAAATCGATTCCGCTTCATCGTCGTCGCGGGGCGAAATTGCTTGTTGGATCAAAGAAATTCTTTCCAAATCCGGTTCCGTGCGGGGCTTCACGCCGGTAAGGTGGCTGTACGGTGACGTGACGTGCCGAACTGTAATTTTGGCAAACCATCCCATCTTGATTGGCGTGCCGTCACCGTAGGTTTTGTGTGCGATTCGTTTGAAGGTAATGTCATCAGCCGGCCAAACACATTCGCGGTCAAAGCACTGCTCGAACACGTTGTCGGGTGTGCGCTCGAAACCGTACCAATGATCGCGATTATCGCGATTTCTCCGATGGTGTGCAAACAGCGCGTACGTTTTTGCGCTGATTGTAAATTCCATTTCAATCGTCTTCACGGGACACCTCCTGTTGTCGTTGTTAAAATTCGTCCTTCCGGTTTGTTTGCCAAAAATCATCTCGAACGCGAAACCCGTGCAAAGATGCTGCGGGCGTGTTGCGCTCTTCCGAATCACGAAACGAATATTGATCTTGCGGAATACCCCATGAAGGGCTTCTCAATTCATGGAACATGGCGCGCTCTTCCGGTGTCAGATAACCGCAAAAAGGACTCTTGTACCGGAGCGGCTCTGGCGATTCCGCGTCCACACGATTCTCCCACCGCGAAAAAATGAATTCTCTCAAATCGGGGTTTGCGGCTTTGTTGGCCCGGTCGATGATTTTTTTCATCGCGGGGTCGGTGGTTGTCTTTAGCGGGGGTGTGTTCGGGGTGAGCGCTGCTTGCAACGTGTACATCATCCAATCTTGGATGTCCGTTATCGCGTCAGCCCATCCGTTCGGGGATGGATACACGGCTATATGCCGCGCAAATTCGCCACCCTGTTGCGTCACGTACCATTTGGTGGACTTCAAATACAGCATATCCCGGGGTTTGGGCTCGTCGAATCCCCACACCACGAATTTGCTGATACCGCCGTCCAAACTGAAGTCCGGACCAAACGACCACACACGGAAGCACAACCGATTGGTGTGAACGAGCCGCTCGGTGCCGTCCACATCGACCGGCTCGATTGCTTCGACCCACGTTCCCAATTCAGTGTTGTAATGATTGATGTCCCAATGGTCTTCTGAAACAACGGTCCCCGAAGGGGCGTTGCGTCGGAACCGCGAGCACGGAACCGGTAATCGCGAATAAGCTTGCGTTTTCATTGCTGACTCCATTTTGTCGAATCGTTTCACTTGGACCATTGTGTGTTTTTGAAAATTTCCGACATCGCACGCTCTATCGGTGCGTCGTCGCGGCCCTCTTCGCACAATTCCATCCCCCATCGCTCTTGGTAAAATCCAGCGTCCGCGAGCAGCTCTTCGGTCATGTTGCGTTCGACGTACTGTTTGAATGTCAGCGGCCCGTTGGCCGACCCGTAGATAGCCGCGTGCAATGCCCCGTATATCCAATGCTGGATTTCCAACATCGCATCGTCCAAGTCCGAATAACGCGCCACATGGACCGGCTCACAACGACCCGACTCGTCGGGTGGGAAGTTCGTTTGATCGGTGACGACCCACGCTTCTCCATCGTTCCAAACGGCCATAACGCTGAACCCACCGTCCACGGAAGCACCCGGTGTGTTGGTGTCGGTAATGACTCGCGTCGAAAACCGAAACACTTCGATGGGCGCGTCATTGGTTTCTGGTCCACGGATTGTCTCTGTGGACCAATAGCCAATTTTTGTGCGCCATATCTCTTGCGTCCGGTCGTGGTCTGCGAAATTTTCGGTGTTGGCGAACTTCGTGTGAAATTGCTGGATTTCGTACATTGTGAAACTCCTTTGGATGCGGCCCGATTCAAAAACTGGGGAACCAACGTGGTGTGCCCCATGTCAACAATAATACCATATCCACGCAGTACTATCCACATAAATGTGAACGGGTGGTAGATATATGGAACGGGCAATCTGTTCGATTATGAAAACCCATTCCCCCCCATGCTGTGGACCCACCGTGACTGGATACCCACTGATACTGGGCACCCTTGGTTTTTGAAGGGTCCGGGTTTTTACAAAACGGCTGCTGCTCGGACCGCGAGCGTGACCCACGACAACAACAACTCGTCACTGTTGATCCGCGCCGCATGAAGCGTTCGTGCCACGCTCTTCAAAATCGTGGCCTCCTTGGACCAACCACCACGGGCAAGCGCAATTTCGGATGCAAACGCTTGCTTCTCCGCGTTGAGATAATCACCGGGACGACGCGCAAGCGCATAACGCAACGACATCGCATAGCCGTCATGGCCGACGTGAAACAACGCTTTGGTACCTGCCATCAAAGCAAGCTGGCACAACTGGTCTCTGTTCTCTAACATCGCGAACTCCTTCTTGTTTTCTGGGGCAGGCTCGAAATCGAGCCTACTACCTACTTATATATATAAACACTGTCGCTGGACTGTGCTCACGCGAGATTTCCGTGAAGAAATCCGAAAATCGGACTGGCACGACGCTTGCATGTCGGACATCCGTTCACCGGTGATCAAATGTTCACCACTGAACAACTGTTCACCGGTGATCAAATGTTCAACACTGAACAACCGTTCCGTGCTAATTATTTTCGCATTTGGCACAATTCTTGAACCATGCAATCCCCATGCCATAACTCGGTTTCGAAAAATGGCGTAAGTGTCCGATCCCGGCGATTGTCATCGAGACAATCGCACGGGGCCGGAACGTGAAAAACCCCGGGGTGTCAACCCCGGGGTGTTGTGGTTTACACAAATGCGGAAATTGCGATAACCGCACAAATCGAAATTGCGTATATGGTCAATGCCATTGTTTTACCCGTTGTTCATTGTTGTTGCCGGTGCCGGATCCGGGCAACCCCGGAAACCCACGGTTATTACCCGTGGCGATTATCCCGGGGTGTGAACCCCGGGACAATCCGCACAATCCCGACCGTTATGATTTCCGGCCCACGTTACGCGTGCATGAAACCATTCGAACCGTTGCGTGCAACGTGCCGGATTTTTTGTCGCCGGTACGTTCAATCGCGTACGTGCGATCGGCCGTGTCGGACGCGGTCAAAACCCGTGCCGTGACGGCAAATTCGCGGATAACGGAATCGATCATGGATACGATTTTATCGATGTCCAAATCCCGCGCATCATATCCGGCGTTGGCCATTGCCGTCGTCGCATAATCCACGTTCACACCGTTTTCGCCGAACGCCAACGTTGTGATAATTTCCCGTTTGCCCGGTCGCGCCATTCGCGCCGCACGTTCCGCGGCACGTTGGGATTTCAATGCAATCCCGGTTGCGGCCGCCAATGGTGCCAACGCGGCACGTAACACGTCCAATTGTTCGCCCGTCATATCACCGATCGTTGCGGGATCCAACGTGGACAAATCCACGGGGGCCGCGGTATCGGTCGTTTCAACAACGGGGGAATTTTTGCGGTTTTTCGTTTTTGACATTGTTCCAAATCCAATCCCGGTTGCCCGGGCGTTATCGTTTCATCCCGTCCCCGGGAATCATCGGGCCGTTTCAATCCCGGGAAATTCCCGGGGTTGTGGAACCGGCGACGATTGGAACAACGGATATTGTTTCCAACCCCCGGATAACCGGTGATTGGGTCCATATTGTCAATGTCCGGCCGGGGGCCGTCCCCCGTCGATACGGGGGCATGTGTTAAACGTACACGATTGAACCATTATTCACAACGTTATTGTACCTCTATGATATCATTGGCGTTTTTTGGTGCCGTTGTTCGTGTTTGTGTTAACGGTCCGCAACCCCGCGTTATCGTTGGGGTTTTTTTTCGAAACCGCGGCCCGTAACGGGTCCGGGGACACCGGCACCGGTCGCACCGTAACCACAAACGGCGCAACCCCGTGTTATCGTTGGGGAAAAAAAACGACATCGGCCGAAAATAAACCGAATACGGTACCGATACGGTATTGGCACGGCATTTGCACGTCGAACGGGGGCCGTTTCGCCCGTATATGGCATGCCAATTGAACAATGCAATCACTATGCCAACGCGTACGTTTATCTCTTGGTTTGGTTACGCCGGATCCTCTGATTGTACCAGTCGGTACGGTCGGCCGATCGGGTCGGGGTTCGCCGGTTGACGGTGCGAACGGGACTCGCGATCGGTCGGCCCCGGATGGTAACGCGGGATCGCACCACATCTCCCGCTCGGTTCGGTTGTGACCACCTCCCATCTGGGGCCGCTCGGTCTCCGGTCTCCGCGCTCTGTCTGGTCCGGTCTGTAATCGAAAATAATTCGGCGCACCATATCGGGGGGCCTGTGGTTTGATCGCGTGCCCCCGGTCTGGGGTGTTCACGCTCCCGCTCTGACCGTGCCCACGGCTCTGAATGCCGACCTCTGCCCGGGGCAATCCGCGGCCGGTCTGATCCCGCAACGGCCCGCATACACTGTGACCGGATCGCATTTTTTGGCACGATTCTTTCCGGGTTACACCACACCGAAATTACTTTCGGAATTCGGTGAAACTTGCACGGAACTTGCATGATGCGCTCCTGGGTACCCACAAATTGCTAGCACGCTACAGCAGGGTGTAAGGCTACCAGTTCTTGACAGCAACATTACCGCGTTGCAGGATTGGCGTCATGGCAGAAGAAACCCCACGGCACCGACGCGCATTCGACTTATACACGAAGCTCCGCAGCACCCGTAAGGTTGCGCCGGTAATCGGTGTGCATGAGGTTACCGTTCGTCAGTGGTCGCGTATGTTCGGTTGGCAAGAGCGTTTACGTGAGCACGACTCCCAGCTATCGAAATCTGCCGAAGCCGCCAAACGGCAAAAGGCCGAGGCCAAGGCACCCAAGACCGAAAGCACCCCTGCAATCGGCCCTTCCATTGGAGAATCCGCACCAGCACCCCCACCCCCCCAAAAGACTGGTGACGGGAACACCTCTCCAACAGACTTGCGGGTAGTAGAAGGATTGCTGGCTCGCTCAGTTCGCGATCTGGCTACCCGCAAGTCTCCTTCCATTAAGGCATCGTGTCCCAAGTGTTCAGCACGTTTTGATGCAAAAGTCCCGTGGACGGTTGCCGATACGAAGACGAATGTTGGAGATGTGGAACGGTTGATGCGTTTGAAATGGCAATTGGAAGGGGGTGGACCGGGTTCTGGGGGTGAAGATGCGGAATACCGGGACGAACGTTCGACAACCGAAGTTGCTCGGTCTCTAGTCAACCACCTCGAACGTCTTGGTGGGTTGAATCACATGATCGGACTGTACTTGGATGCCCAACCCGATGACTGACCCCACCCCACCATTGAGCCATGCCATTTTGGATGGTGATTGGGAACCATCTTGGGAGTCGTTGGGCCGAGCCGGCGTTTCATTGCGCGGTCGCATGAACCAACTCTCTGCTGAACTGTCGCGCAAATCCGGTCTTTCCGGTGATTTCTTCGTATCTCTCCGTGGCATGGAACGCGACCTTGCGCGACTCGAACAAATCGCTTCGACCGAGGATTTTTTCCGTTGGTGCCGACGTTACATACCGCGACAAGTGAACCGTCAACCGGCATCCATGCACCAGCGTGTCGTTGCTGACCTTTCGTGTTTTTTGAATCGGGAAGAACCCGATCCCGTACGTTTTCCCGGTGCTGATCGATACGGTGCGTACGCTCTCCCCCGTGGTCACGGCAAAAGCACTTTGTTGGGGTTCGCATGGCCTTTGTACCTTTTATGCAACTGGAAGAAGTTCGATCTCTTCGGCTACGACGACGAAAACGGCGAGCGTCAGATCGACCAACGACCATTCATCGTGATCATCAGTGCCACCGAGTGGCAGGCTGCGGATCGTGTTCGCGCAATCCGCGTAGAACTTGAACGAAATCAAGAGCTTGCGGAAGACTACGGCGACCTAAGAACATATGGTCGCGGGATCAAATGGTCTGACCATGATCTTATCACAGCCGACGGGTCACGAATAGTGTGCGCGGGCATGGATACGGCTTTCCGTGGCCTTGTTGAGGGCGAATCCCGACCCAATGTGGTTTTGCTGGATGACATCGACGACAAGAAGACAATCACCACCACGGAATTGAGAAACAAGGCAGCTAGAAAGATTTCTGAGGAAGTGATCGGACTCGGCATCGAGGGCGAGTTCATGATGGTCGCATGGGGCACCATCCTCCACTACGATTCCGTCTTGGCCCGACTGCTTGATACGGCTGGTGAATTCCAAGGGTACGTGCGCCGGAAGTACAAGGCGTTGCCAGACGAAGACACACTCGACCAAAAAGCCGGTGAAGTTGCATTTCCAGCAAAGTGGCCCAAACATCTCCTTCTCAGAAGAAAAAAGAGCATCCCGCCACTCGCATGGTCCACCGAGTATCAAAATGAACCGATGGACGACAGCACCACCGTGTTCCCAATGCACTGGCTCCGTGCAGCAATGGGACGAGGTGCGGATAGGGAAACGCCAATCATGCCACTACTTCCCGTCGAAAAAGGCGGTGAGTTCATCGTCGTCGCCCAAGGATGGGACTTGGCATTCGTGGACAACAAGCGCCATGCAGAAAAGAAACGTACGTCTTTCAATGCTGGAATCACTGGAGCCGTTGACATCCACGGGAACCTTCATTTATGCCATCTGATTCGCAACCGTGGGCTCAACCCTCTCGAAATGGATGAGATGATCTCAGCAAATGCCGCTTTGCTTGAGCCCGATGTGGTGGTAATTGAAGCCAACCATGCGGGGCACGTTCATATTCACACGATCCGAGAAGAAACGGGTATCCCGGTTGTCGGAAGAACAACTGGCGTGGAAGTGAACGATCTCTACAAAGGGGTCCCGGCACTACAAAGACCATTTGCCAATGGGCAGGTCATCATGTGGTGCGGAGATGAATACGGACGACGAATGATGGAAGCAATCGTAGAAGAATTGCACCGCTTCCCACAAGGGCGTAGAGGGGATACCGTCATGGCCTTGTGGCATTTGTGGTCCGTGCTGCGCCCAGCAATGATGAAGGCAGAGCGTTTGAGGAAAGAGGGAGTTGCCCACAAATTCCGAGAAACATTCAAACTTGGCGATTTCAAAGTCGATGTGAGGACTGGCGATGATGCTGAATAATGTCGAAACACAAAACTCTTTCTTGGGTAACTGGCTGCAACTTAGGCCGGGAAGCTCATATGAAACAACGATGGAACTAAGATGCTGGCTCCCATTGTTCGCTCGCGCTGTTGCGGCACACACACTGCTGGATTTTGGCTGTGGAGCGCGTGGCTGGATGGAAAGTTGTGACATTAGACCCACCAGATACATCGGAGTGGACATCGATGCGGAAACCATTGCTTACAACCAAGAGCAGTGCCCCGAAACCGAGTTCCATGTGATCGGACGGAATCCAACGGACTTGCCGCAAGCAGACATTGTTTTTTGCAAGGACGTGTTTCAGCATCTTTCAAACAGTGATGTCCTTGGACTCATCGAAACAATCTGCTCCACAAGAGCTCGCTTCCTGATAACGTCAGCAGACAGCTATCCACCACCACCGACGAATGAGTCACGCGATTTTGAAAGCGTCGGGGTTTGCGATGGTGCCGGGTATGTTCCTGAAAACTTGAAGATCGAGCCGTTCCATTTGACCCATTTGATTGGGACGGTGATCTTGGATCACAAGTTCTACCAAGTTTGGGACTTGGATGAAGAACCCATTTCGCACAGAATCCTCTATTCTGTGACTCCATATGATAAGGTGCTGCTGAATGACTACAAGGTATGCGCCGCTAACATTGGTATCGTAAATGTCTGAAAAAATTGCGAACAAGTTTTTCATCGACACCGGCAAGGACAGCCATCCTTCCAAATCAAGCGATCCATATGCCGATGCCGGGAAAGACACCGCAAAAGTCCAAGAAGCGCAAGATGTTGAAGAACAGTTTGCCGCTTGGTACGACAAGGGAATCATTGAACCGCCAGATCCGGGACTCGTTTCCCTAATCATCGGCGCATCCCAGTCAAACATCGT